ATAATTGATTGGCTCGCGCGTCTGCCAATGCGTGGGATAGAAATAGGTGATGGGCAGTACTCGCACTCCCCGTTCCGACATGCCTTCCGGTATGTGGCCAAGACATCCAAGGGGGAGCGCAATGCGGGGATGCCTGAGGGGGCCGCTAACAAACATGTCACCGTCAAGCCCTTGAACTTAATGAGATTTTTGGTCAAACTGGTCACCCAACCAGGGGGCAAGGTTCTGGACCCCTTCTGTGGGTCGGGAACAACTGGAATGGCATGTGTCCATGAGGGATTTGAGTTCACGGGAATTGAGTTAGAGGAAGAGTCTGCCAACACGGCTCGACTGCGCATTGCTGGTGTAAAGCCACCTGTGGAAGAGGCTCCCGAAGAGGATTCCATATTGGGGATGTTTGGGGCCACCAATGATTGAGATCGTCAATACGGCTAAGACGCAATACCGCCTATCCCTGGAGGGATCCCCAGAGAAGGTCTTGCTGGTTGCCAAGGAACCAGATGGTTACAAGGTGGTTTACGAGCACAACCATGGGTGGGAGCCCTACGCTGACAAGGTCGATGGTCTCAAGTGGGCCAAGGACATTGCGGCCGACCTGCTGGCACGGTGGACTGGGTTCAATAACGAGGGGTATCCCATCTTTGCCAAACCCATACTAAAACCTCTTCAGGTGGGAACCGTTAAGGCATGGGGATATCGAGCCACAGAGGCCAACTCTTCCTACCTGTGTGACCGCCATATGGGATTTGATATTCGCCATGTCCGTCCTGGGGCAGAAGCTCTTCTGAGGGAGCTACAGGAGCCGGAGCCAGATAGGGTGGTGTTTCTGGACGCATCTGACGTGTTGGTAATACCAGAAATGGCCAAGCCAGCGGAGTTCCTGGGGGCCACAGTGGCTGGGGTGGCCCTCATCGTGGATGCCCAAGACGTTTTGCATTACGTTGATGCTCGTAAGCTGGCCCTGGCTGTTACCCTGGTGGAGTGGGATACAATCATGTGTGCCCCGGAGATTTTCCAACCTGTGGCTCTGCTCTATAAGGGGGTGGTAACAGCTGTCATTATGCCCATGCGGGAGCCCCACCTGGACGATCCGGATACCTTCGCCGATGCTCATGAGGCTCGGAAAGCCAGGATGACAGAAGCAGGTGTTTCCATTTTGGAAATGGTTGCAGTGGTTCCACAGCAGGAGCCTTCTGTGCTGGATATGTTTGCCTGAGGATGGCCCAATGATAATGACACTCAAAGACCTGATTGCTCAGTTGAGCAAGTACAATCCAGACTCCATCGTGATGTTCTACAACGATGGCTACTACACGGAAGTGACGACCTGTGAACGGCAGTTTAGTGTGGGGGGATGGCCTTATGCTACAGAGGAAGAGGCGCAAACTGAATCCTGTGGGGACCCGGATACCCCCGTGTTCCCATGCGTGGTGCTCTATTGAGTTCAGGCTCGCCAAGTGGTGCGGTGAACCGTACAGAAAAGCGGGTTGGGCGGATTAAGACTGACATCCCCATTGATCGGGTTCTGGCCAAGTACGGCTATGCTGTCGAAGAGGGGACGGACAGGGAGCAACAGTTCTCATGTGATCTTCACGGTGATGGGACCGACAGTAAGCCATCGGCTCGGTGTTATCCAGATACCAACCAGTTCTACTGCTGGGCTTGTGGGATGAGTCGGGATGCCATTCAGTTGGTGAGAGAGAAGGAGGGTGTTGGCTTCATGGAGGCCATGGACCTCCTGGAAAAACAATACCAGCTACCCCCGATGTCCTGGGAGGGGGAAGAGAAGGAGGAGACCCCTGAGAGCCTGCTTGAGTCAATCCTCAGGGAACCCCCACGAGATACCCTGGAGATTGAGTCCTCTCGTGCTAAGAGATTGCTGGATGCCATGACGATGGAGAGGGCTAAACCACTATCACTGGTGCTTCGATTGTGGGAGCAGTTTGACTATTTGACTGTAATGGCTACCACCAACCCCAATGAGGTACATGGTGCAATGAGCAAGTTGGTCAAGAGGCTGGTTGAGGAATCGGGGAACACGCAATGACAGGAATCGTTACCACCAAGCTGCCAGATCTAGCTTGGGGGGAGCCAACTATAGCCCGGGTTATTCCTTACGGGGATGACCGGTGGGGGCAGTTTCGGTTTCTAGTGGGCACTGATTGGGAGCCACTGTTTCCGTTGGTCCCTGATGGCATCCTGGATCAAGCCCTGAGAGGTTATGTCACCCCCTTGATGCGGATACTGGGGCCTCCACCTAAGGCCCTTGTGAAGAGGTTGCCAATGGCGGATACCTTGTGCATGAACAGGAAGTCCTGTATCTCCTATGTGCCTTCCAAATGTGTCCCCAGTCCCACCACACCGGACTGCTGGGAGGCTGAAGTGTTCCCTGAGAATAGGAGCCTCATCAACAACCTAGTAATGCTCTGGCGTGATGGGATTGTGGTCATCATTACGGTCCCGGAAGAGTAAGCAGAGGAGAGGTTGGCTTAATGTCACAAAAAGTCGCTTTCACCGTGGTGGCAAGATATCGGGGGGATGCCCCAGACGATGGCTATATTGAGACAATCCGAAGGCACCTGGAGAATGCTTTGGAGGTAGAGAATGCCCGTCTCAGTATGAATTTCGTACTTCGCATTGAGGAGCAAGAATCCACACATGTCTGACGTTTTCTCGTTTCTGGAGGATGCCAATACCCTCAAGATCACCCCAAAGCCATGGATGACCAGTGGTAAGTTCCAGTTGGTCCGAGTGACTGCTGATGCCCTACCAGGGGTCATTGATGCCTGTATGGCATCTGGCCTCTACTCACTGGACCTGGAGACAACTGGGCTTGACACAAGGGTTTTCGATGGGGAGACCAATTCCAAGATCGTTGGGTGCTGTCTTTCTCCTGACGGTAAGACCGGCTACTACATCCCCCTTCGGCACAAGAAGGGGGTCGAGCACAATATTCCCTGGTCCGCGTTCCGCCGGGAGTTGTCTCGTCTAGTTGCAAGTCCCGCCAGGGCTATTTTCCATAATGGTAAGTTCGACCAGGAGTTCCTTCAGTTCAATGGTGGGGAGCCTATTGGCGAGTGGGATGAGGCTGGTAAGTGGGAGGACACGCTCATCCTGGCATACTTGAGGGATACACGGGCTAAGAAGAAGGGATTGAAGCACCTAGCTCAAACCGAGCTGGGTATGGAGATGTTGGAGCTTGAGGAGCTTTTCCCAGAGGGCACCAAGAATTTGGACTTCTCAGAGTTGGACCCCTCGTGGGAGCCGATGATCTGGTATGCTGCATCGGATGCAATCTGTACATGGCTCCTGTATGAAAAGCTGGCCCCACAGGTATTGACGCCGGACGATGGGGTCAAAGGTCAGAAGTTCATCTACGACGTGGAGAGGCTCTGTGTGGCAGCTACCCGGTGGATGGAGCGCCCCAGGGTTCTAATGGACCAGGAGAAGGCCCGGGAGTTGATTAGAATTGGCCAGCGGGAATGGGTCTCATCTCTCCAGGAGGTGTATGGGTCGGCATCGGAGATTGTTGGCCGGGATATTAGGCCCGGGTACTACAAGCTCATGATGGGCACCATTGAGGCCAAGGAATCGGATCTCACTTCTTGGAGAATGACCCTCGCATCCCTCAAGTTTGATCCAGATGTGGTGAGCCCCTCCTATATGGAGTTGGTCATTCAGGCTCGGTCAGAGTCGGACAAGCATGAGTTGGATCCCGTGGTCAAGGAGGGCAAAAAGGTCAAAGTACAGACCCTCACGAAGAGGGTCCTGTCAATGGTCAACAAGGGAGCCATGGAAGAGGTTGACTTCCCATTTGTGTATGATGTGCTCTCACCGGAGCAACTGGGCAGTCTCCTACGTGAGTGCAAGGTTCCTGGATTGACTGCTACGGAGAAGTCCGGTCAGGTGGCTACCAATCAGGATGAACTGGAACGTGTGCTTGAGGAAGCTGGGGACAAGTTTCCTTTTGCCACCAAGATCAAAAGGTTCCGGGAAATCTCCAAGGCCTTGTCGACCTATTTGCTCCCAATCATTGAGGATTGTGCTCCTGATGGTAGTTTGAGGGCTCACTTCAATGCGCACAAGATTGACACTGGCAGATTCTGTGTTTCAGCCACCAAAGACAAAGATAAACGGGCACTTGATGGTGGGACGAGATTCCCCTTCCATGGCACACCAGCCACCTATGACCCGAAGCGGCCCGAGTGTTTGGCCCGCATTCGAGAGTGCATTATTGCAAGGCCCGGGAAGATTTTGTGCGCGATCGACTATTCTGGAGTCGAGCTGCGGATAGTAAGTAACTTGTCCTATGAACCCAAGTGGCTCCGAGAGTTCTTCCACTGTTCTGGATGTGACCATATGTTTGCGGGAGGAGACGGGACATGTACCCCTGAAGCCCCACCTCCATATTGTCCCACCTGTGGTAGTGACAAGATAGGGGACCTCCACACCCTTACTGGATTGGCAATATTCGGAGCGGACGCTATTAACCGGGCTGACTGGAAGAAGCTGAGGGGAGATTCCAAATGTGTGCACCCAGATACTTTAGTGGTTCGTCCGGAGGGGGTTCATACTATTGGAGGGGTGGTGGGTGTGGGAGCACCAGACACCTTTGTGTCTTCATCCGGGTCAGTTTGGGCAGGGGAAACTTGGGCCCCAATAATGGAGAATTACTACGGGGATGTCAAGCCCTTATATCATGTGGTCACAACTCATGGTATCTTGACATGTTCCGATAACCATGGCATCAAGTTGGCCGATGGGAGTGTGAAGACGCTGCATGAGGGGTTGGGGAGGGGGGACTATTTAGCAGTGCCTACAAGTATGCCCCTGATTTCTGACCTTCCATTCGAACCCATTCAGATTAAACTGAACGAGTGTGTCCCGCCTTGCATATATACCCCAAACTACGCAATGGCATATTTCGCTGGGCTGATATCAGGAGACGGGGCTACTCGCACCGCAAGTAGCATGATTGTTCATGGTCATATTGATAAGGTAGACCGGCTGGGGGTACCTTACCGGCTGTGGCAGGACATTCTTGTGGGTACCTGCAATGATTTGGGGCTTAAACCGGTTAGACGACCCGAAGGTGTCTATCTGGGTAGTGCCATTTTGGCTAGATTTTTAGAACACCTTGGTTTGGTGTTTGAGTGCCAGGGGGTTGGAAAGGGTAAAGCAAACCGGACACTCCGTATTCCACCTTGGGTGCTAAAATCAGGGCCTAAGGCTATATACCGCTTCCTTGGTGGTCTGATGGATACAGATGGTACTGTGGCCGTGGACGGGGCGGCATCTATTACCACCAAGGACGCCATCTTTGCCGGTCAGATAGCGGCAGTGCTGCAAGCCTGCGGTAAGCATGTCGTGGTAGAGCCTTCCTGGAACAAAACATATCGGCGGTGGTATTATCGAGTCCACCTTCCAACGTCACACTCGTATTTTCTTAAGCAGTATATGAAGCACCCGGGAAAGATTGCTCGATTGCGGAAGATTCCCATAGGGAGGTTGAAGGTTACAAATCAGATCATCAGGGTTATTCCGGCAACTAAAGGGCTCTGTGTGGATTTTCATCTGGGTACTAGTTCTCATCTCTATTGGGCCAATGGGATCATAACGCATAATAGCTGCAATTTTGCCCTCTGTTACGGGGGTGGTGGGAATGCTGTAGTCAATGCGGTGGGGTGCGACAAGAACGAGGGCTGGCGCATCAAGAACGAGTTTGACAAAACCTACAAGGTGCTTGCCGGATGGTGGGTAGAGAAGCACAAGTTTGCCAGAAAACACAAATTTGTAACCACTGCATTTGGTCGGCGTCTTCCGATGCCAGACATTGATCATGCTATGGGTGGGATCAAGTCCAAGGCTGAGCGAAACTCAGTGAACAGCCCCGTTCAAGGCTGCCTCCATCCCGAGAGCAGAATTCCAACGTCCCTTGGTCTGCTCACCCTCCAGGAATTGTGGGATAGGCAGTCCGCAGGAGAGTTCAATGGGTTTGATGTCTGGACAGGAAAGGCATGGGCACCTGGAAGAGTGTTGTTCTCGGGGGAAAAACTCCTCAGGACTACAACTTTTGAAAGTGGGAAGATAACCCAGACCAGCCCTGAGCATCTGTTTAGGGTATGGGCATCCCAGGGATTTAAGTGGGTACCCCAGGAAGACCTCCAGATAGGGGATTGGGTAGCTACAGGGGCAATGCCAATAGAGTGGGGTGTCCCTAAGTATCAATATAGGTCGGAGGCCCGACCGCAAGAGGGTCACCTGTTCAACAAGGGCATGACGGCCCACAACTCCAAGTCTTTCTTAATTGATGGAAATCACCCAGACTTGTGGGAGTTTCTGGGGATGGTTTACGGAGATGGGTCGATTGGTAAAGAGAATCTGATCGTACATGTGGGGGAGAACCGAGATTACCCGGAGTTCTCATCTCAAGTATATGCAAACTCATGGGTAGTGCGACTCAATCAATTTTTGAATGCAGGCGCTATTGCCCGTAAGAAGGTGACTAAAGAAGGAACCACAAAAAAGGGTGCTCCCTACCTTCCCATGTGGGAGATAAAGGTCCACAATAAGGAATTCCGCACCTTCTGTAGGGATGTTTTGGGGGTATTAGACCAAAATACCTACACCAAGCGGTTCCCCCGTGCTGTGTGGTCTGAGTCAAAGGAGAACCGGGCAGCATTTCTACGGGGATACTTCAGCGCAGATGGGACAGTGAGCGAGGACACAAGGGGGTCCTTGGACAGCTCTATTGGATTTTCGGTAAGGAGCACAAACCAGGGCTTGCTCAAGGACACACAGGATCTATTGGGTACCCTAGGAATACGGGCAAATTATACCCCCAGATCTTTGCGCACAACTGTTCTGGATAGATGGGCATTTAGAGAGCAGGTGGGATACAACATAGACTTCAAAACAGAACGGGCCATGGACATGGTATTGTGCCCACAGTCGTCCAACAAATACTTCATGCCTCCTGATTTGACTAGTTGGATTGGTGGGGTAGTGAAGGCATCCACTGTGGCCTATGGCCCTTTGGCTTCCGATAAAAAGTCCGCAGTTCTGAGGCTAGTGGCGGGGTCCGGGAGTAAACCACAGTGCCTGAAGTACCTGGATATGGTTCCTGAGGTGGAGGTTCCAACAGGGATGCAATTTGCCCTGGGGTATAACTATGAACGAGTCACCAAGAAGTCCAATGACATGGGCCTAGTCACCATGTATGACATCGAAGTGTTTGATGATGACCATGCTTTCGTGTGTGATGGGGTGATTACTCATAACACAAGTGCTGACATCACCAAACTGGCAATGGGGCTCATCTATAAGGAGTGCAAGAAGCGAGACTGGCTTGAGAAGGTCCACATGCTTCTCACGATGCATGACGAGCTTGTATTCGAGATTGATAAGGACATCCTAGAAGAGGCCCTTGACACGTTTGTGCCTATTATGTGTCGCAACAAGGCTATCCTGAACCTCAAGTGGCCCGTCCCATTGACATCCGATGTAGAGATGGGGATGGATTGGACCGTGCATTGGAACCTCAAAGAGATGCGTAGGGATGGGGTCTGCCCCCCTGAACTAGAGGGCTGTTTCAAGGGGTTGGTCCCGAAGGATAAGAAGGTGGTATCTCCTCCTGAGGCTCAGGGGACCACTTTGGAAAGGGCATCGTCATCCCCGAAGACAACCACACCCCAGTCCAAGCCACCTTCCTCGCCCCCCAAGGATGGTCCAGTCAGGATCTATCAGCTCAAGTCCCTTGGGTTGAGTGAGTTGGAGCCTTTGGCCAGGATCATGGCGGGCGGGTCCCCCAATGCACCAGCCAGACTCAGGGTGCTGGATCCAGAGGGGGGGGACATTACAGGGGTACTGTCTACCGTGTGGGGCGGTACAATACCTAACGTGGAGCTAGAATGACCATCGAAGAGCGATTGGATGAGTTGGAGCGGAATGTCCATAGTGTGGCCGAAGTGGTTGCCGGAACTGCCGACGACACTTTGCGGGTGTGTATCGCCATGGAGGAACTCTCTAATGCGGGGGCCATTCCGGAGATCCCGTGGGACCTAGCCACTGCAATGGTGGAGTTGCATCATGCCCGATTTGCCAAGGACAATGGGGGGGAGTCCACAACTGATGTGCCCCTGGAGGCTCAGATTGAACAGATAGAGGCTCGGATTACAGAGCTTCGGACGGAATTGGTCAAGCGGTTGACCCCAAGGGAGGATGCCCTCAATGAATAGGTGTGGACAGAAGCCACTAGATGGTATTGGTGGCAGGTGCACTCGTATGCCTCACAGCACTGGACCTTGTGCCCATCCTGCCCATGAGGAGTCCTGGAAACGACGTGCCAATCGATGGCTTCTTGACCAATGGTTTGATGGGGGCACTATTCGTTTAGGGATCGCCAAGGCCGTGTGGTGTATAGCTGATACTCGTGGTTGGTGGTCCTGATGCCAGATCCAAAGCGTAAACTGGACCTGCTGTCCGAATGTAACGACCAGCACGTCCCCCCAAATGACTTCAAGCAGACATTCTGCAAGCGGTGTCGGAACCCCACTTGTGTCAATGCGGGCTGGCAAGGCTCAAATTTCCAAGAGAGAATTTCTACGCAAAAAGACCGTCTAATCATCAATCCCCAGTTTGCCAGCCCTGAGGATCATCAGTTTGATCCCTTTCGGGCCATGCACTTCCTTGAAGTCGCCGCAGAGGCCTTGTCAATCAGGTCTCCCGGGTCTGACTCATGGGATGCTCCTGGGGTCCATCTGGCAAGCCCAGATCAGAGCACCAATACCTCACAGGTGGTGGAGGATGCTGTTTCGAAGCTCAATGAGGCCAGGGGGAAGCCAGCTAAACCAGCAAAGCCTGTCAAGGAACGTTTGCCCCCAGCAGCCCCAGAGCCGGAGCGGGTCCTCAAGCCTGTAGTCAAGCCCTTGTCGGCGGAGACAAGGGTGGCCAATACCGCCTTCCCTGATGAAGGTGTAATGCTGGATGGTTCACCACCCCCGTCTCCTGTAGGGGCGGCCAGGGGTGCCCTTGTGGCGGTAGACCCATGGGCACCTGTTGTGGTGGAAAACAAGGTTCCTGTGGGAGCCAAAATCAAGATGGGTCAGTGACATGAACGTGAATGAACGATGCAGGCTTGAGTTGGGGGATTGCCTGGAAGTCCTCAAGACCCTTCCGGATGACTCCGTGGACTCTGTTGTGACTGACCCTCCGTATCTCATTTCGTTCATGGGGTCAAAATGGGACACTGACAAGGGCAACATTGCAGCTGACCCTAAGTTCTGGGCCGAGGTGTTGCGGGTCCTGAAGCCTGGGGGTTATTTGTTGGCCTTCGGTGCCACTAGAACTTATCACCGTATGACCTGTGCCATAGAGGGCGCTGGATTTTCCATAAGGGACTCAATTCATTGGACTTTTGGGTCAGGATGGCCGAAGGGAATTGATGTCAGCAAGGCCATTGACGGCTACCTTCAACAGGGGCGGTCGGATAGTATTGCTCTTCGGGAAGTGAACGAAACTCGACCTGGGGAGGCTGATACTCGTCCCTCAACTTTGAATGGCCATAGGGGATATGTCGGGGCTGAGGATGAAGGTCCCTCAGAGAAGAGGGATGAGCCCTCTACTCCCGAGGCCAAGCAATGGGATGGATGGAATAGCAGCCTCAAGCCTGGACATGAACCAATAGTCATGGCTCGCAAGCCCCTAAGAGAACTCACCATAGCCGCTCAGGTCCTCAAGACAGGAACGGGGGCACTGAACATTGATGCCTGTAGGATTGCTGGTCAGCCAAGGGCCACGGGAACCGTGGCCCTGCATAGGGATAGCAGTGGGGTGAATGGCATCTATGGGCTGGATAAGAGGTTGGATAGGAACCAGACATATGACGCCAATTTGCCCAATGGGAGATGGCCAACCAATTGGGTAATGACTCACTCCGCTGATTGTCAATGCGTGGGTACAAGGAAGGTGAGAGATGGCGGTGGTGGGGTGGCACCCCATAAGGATCCTGGGGTCATTGCGGGGAACCATTCTGGCTTCCATGAGGTGGCTGGGGAGAGGACTAGGGCCCGTTTCAATTACATAGGACCAGATGGGACCGAAGAGATAGAGAAGTGGGACTGCGTGGAGGGATGCCCGGTTGCAGAGATGGATAGGCAGAGTGGCACTTTGACCAGTGGATCTAAGTCCGGGCATCGTAATGAACCCAAGACGAAGAATGCCTTTGGGAAGTTTGAGCTACGGGATGAGGCCCCCAGCGAAGGAGACTCCGGGGGGGCCAGCCGGTTCTTCCCTGTGACATCCTGGGAGCCTGAGGATTTTGCGGTGTTCCGGTATGTGGCCAAGGCATCCAGGAGTGACCGTGGGGAGGGGAACAATCACCCCACCGTAAAACCAAAAAGCCTAATGATTTGGCTTACTTCTTTGGTCACACAGCCGGGGGGAACTGTCTTGGACCCTTTTCTGGGCAGTGGCACCACGGGTGTGGCGGCACTACAAGCAGGCTTCCAATTCATTGGGATTGAGAAGGAGGAGGAGTACTTCGGGATCGCTAAGGAACGTATTGAGAACTACAACAAGCCAGCCGTCAAACCACCCAAGGCTCCCAAGGGACCCGATGCGGAGGAACTGATTGGCGGGTCCATCCTCGACCTGTTCTAATTGAGGACGTTGCTGCCTGACCCGGGAGCAGCCTCATATTCCTTATTGTGCTGCTTGAACAGTTCCAGGCACTCTTCACTGTCCAGGACGAACCGGATGTATTCGGCCAGACCCACGGCCTTCTCTAGTTGGTCTTGATCCTTCTCTTCAGTTTCCCCCTCTGTCACCATAATCTTGATGTCTCCGTCACTTTTGAAGACGACAGCAAAGTCCCCTTCCTCAAGGACTACATCCTCCTCTTGCTCCTGCTCTAGTGCTGGATTCTTCTCAAGATCACTCATTGGGACTTGCCTTCTGTGGGGTTGAGGATTTTTTTCGTGGCCTACACCACCATACCAACATAGCCGTGGTATTGTTTGCCATGGGTAACTGGTGGCTTGATAGTCAGGGCAGGAACAACTTGGCGGGGATACCGGGGGATGCAACCAATCCAGCTGTCCTCCCCGACTACCTGATTGTGGATTTATTGATTCGCAACCAGCGGGCTAAGGAGGATTTCCTCGCCATGCTCCCCAGTATGACGGCGGATGAACAGGTCCGGTTGAATGCCTTGACGGATGCCAATCCGGCTACGCTTCTACCGTTCCCCTTCAATGATCAAGCTGTAGAAGACCAATTCATGCATACCCTGAACTCTCGGGGCTTCAGAGACCCAAACCGTAAACGCTAAAGGAATCAACTCAAAGTGAAAAATCTCGCAATCGTTCTCACCCTCGTCCTCTCATCTTGTGTCACCCTGCGCAATAGCTCGGTGTATCAGGCAGAAATTGCTTTTGCCAACCGGGTGGTGCACCTGAGTGCACCTGAGGTTCGCCACGCAATCGCCACTGAATGCACGTGTGCTGATGGCCATTGGACCACGGCAGCTGGCTCTTCGGCTAGCCCCAGCACGGTCTGTAATGATCGAGTGGAGTGGTGGCTGATGTACGCCGCTCGCTGGCCATGGCACAACGCTATGATGCGTTACAATGGTTCGCTGACGAACACGAACCCCGGGGCGGCACCAGCTATCCCAGCTCAGACATGTGACCTGCCAGCCGACCCCGGGGGCAACTAAGCCATGCCATCCATTCAAGACACCATCCTCAACCTCCTGGAGACTCAGGCCCTTCCAGTGGCACTGGCTCAGCTTCAGGCGGTTAGGGACAATGCTAAGAAGGATTGGGAGAAGTCCCTGGTGGACATCACAATCAACTTCGCATCTCGTGAGGGCCATGAGGCGATTGGCTACCTGAAGGGCCTGATTGCTGATCTCATTAAGGGAAAGATCGACATCTCCCTGTTTGAGAGCAAGCTTACTCTCAGGGAGGCCAGTGACCTATTGGCAGTCCTCCAGCAGCATGAGGCAGATACGAAGGATCAGGTTCACGTGATTCTTCAACAGATTGTAGACGCTTTGGTGGCAATCGGTCAAACGATGCTCAAGGTGCTCCTACAAGGTGCCGCTGGTGCAGTTGGCAATACAGCCCCAGTAACTACCCTTCTCCCTTAACAGAGGGTGATGGGGCCTAAAGGAAAGCGATGCTAACGCAGACCAACAGGAGAAAACGGTTGACTAGACAGGATGGCGCCGTGCCATCGGCTGAATCTACTGCCCGTGGCAGGGCGAGCGACATGCAGGGTGCCCCACTAGCCTTGCTTCCCTCGGTAGATCAGCGTCGAAGTGGTGTACACACCCTCGAAAGAGGGCCTTATCAGGTAGTTCCAGTCGTAGATAGCAATCAAAAACCCTTGATGCCAACAACCCCAAGTAGGGCTCGACGTTGGATCAAGAACAAGGAAGCCACCCCGTTCTTCAAGCGGGGGATCTTCTGTGTCCGCCTCAATCGGGAGCCCTCCGCCCAGGAGAAACAACCAATAGCAGTAGGGATTGATCCTGGGTCCAAGAAGGAAGGGTTCACAGTTAAGTCAAAGGCCCACACCTTCCTCAATATTCAAGCCGATGCCGTCCAGCATGTCAAGGATGCAGTGGAAACCCGACGGATGATGAGGAGAACCCGGCGATCCAGGAAGACCCCCTATCGAGCATCCAGGATGAATCGGAAGCAACGTGGGAGCTTAGCTCCAAGCACCAAAGCTAGATGGCAGTGGAAGATAAGAATTGTGGCTCAATTGGCCAAGATGTTCCCCATTACTGATCTGGTTGTGGAGGACATCAAGGCACGAACCGTCAAAGGGGTCCGGAAGTGGAACAAGAGTTTCTCCCCTTTGGAGATTGGAAAGACGTGGTTCTACAAGGAACTTGAGCAATTTGGGAAGGTGCATCTCAAGCAGGGATGGGAAACCAAGGCTCTTCGAGATGCCGTTGGATTGAAGAAGAGCAAAGCCAAGTTGTCTGAGGTATTTGCAGCTCATTGTGTGGATAGCTGGGTCCTAGCCAATTGGCTAGTTGGTGGGCATACCCTCCCTGAGAACACCAATATGTTGTGTATCTCTCCTATTAGGTTCCATCGTAGGCAGTTGCATGTGATGGTTCCTGCCGTCGGGGGAATCAGGAAACCTTATGGGGGGACGAGGAGTTCTGGGTTTAAGCGGGGTTCTTTGGTGTCCCATCCCAAATATGGCCTGACTTACGTTGGAGGGGTTAGTAACAAAGGTCTAATCACCCTACAGACACTAAAAACAGGGGTCCGGGTTTATCGGAATGCCAAACCGGAAGATCTGGTGTTTCGGAGCTATAATGTTTGGAGGGTATGGTGATAGGGTCCATTAGACGATATCTGGCCGAGAAGAATTACGGGTTTGTGGTCCCCGGGGATGGGGGGGAGGATGTCTTCTTCCACTTCTCGGCTTTCGATAGCCAAGAGGGGGCTCCTCCCATTACAGGGGAGCCAGTGTCTTTCGAGAAGGAGCCGGACTCTAATAAGGCCCTCTCGGTGACCCGTCTGACAGTTCCCGCTAAGTTCACAGGGCTGGTGACCAATTACGATCCCGTTAAGGGATATGGGTTCATCCGTACCAAGGGGGGTAAGACCTTCTACCTGCACAAATCTGAGGTGGTTTCCAAGAGCATTCCGATGAGAGGGGCCACCGTGGATTTCTATGCTGTGCCTGCCCCTGTAGGGAGTAAGGAAGCTCCTAGGGCCTGTTACGTCACTGTTATGTAGGTGGCCTAAAAGTGTAACGGTGATGTGATGTCTGGCGGAAACCCATATGATCGAAGGGACCTTGAGCGGTATGCAGCAAGCTATCCATATGACAAGCAGGGGCGCAGTGTCCGCCAGTTGGCCCTGCTTAACTGGTTCGTTTTCAAGAGTTTCGTCGGCCTTCCCAAAGAGGTAGTGCGCCAATACGCCTTGAGCCTCTATGATTCGATGCCCTCCTCCCCTAAGGTACCTAGCAAATGAGCGATGACAGAAACCCCTTCGGGGGCAAGAATCCCAGTGGCATGTATACCCCCATGTCCGAAATCGAGCAGGAGTTTGTCTCCCGGCTCATTGAGGCCAAGGACCTTCAGGTGATCGTCCACGGATGGGGCCATGTCCCCAATCCACCTGTGACCCTGGGAGACCTTCAGCTGGTCATTCCGCTGAAGCTGGACTTCGATCGGCCAGCCACCCCAATCCCCGTCTCCTATTTTGACCTGGAACTTCGTACAATTTCCTCGGGTATCACCCTCTATAGGGAGCGTCAGTCGGCGGAGTATGGAAATCAGCCCCTTCTGGTTGGGCAGGGGACATCTATTCAGATGGTGTGGCATATTGGGATTCGAGCCATCGATCCCAATCTCATCAAGACCCAGATGCCCGGGGTATATGGGTTGACATCACGGGGCTTCGATAAGGATACTGGTGCCTTGACCTTTGCAGGGAACATGAAATTGACAGAAAGCCAAAAGAAATTGCTGGTTTCGGTCCGTAAAGGTGAGGCCAGTGTCCGTCAGGAACGTGACGACAAGACCAAGAATTGAGTGGCCTTAGTTGGCCTATGCCTCCCCTGTAGACAGGATGCCCACCTCCAAGACCCTTGTAGATCGATTTCTTGGCACTCAAGTGGCGAAGATGGCCTTTCGTGAAGCACGAACAGCTGGGGAACTGGATCCCAATTGGGTCAAGGGAATTCGCCTGTGGGTCAAAAAGACCTTCGCCCCAAGGACCTTTGACCCGCATGCCCCCCATGATGTCCTGGACCACCTAAAGCGCCTCAGGGACGTAGAGCTTGAGAAGTTCTACGGGCACCTGTTTTACTCACACGGGTTGCTTCAGCATGCCGATGGGGGTCTCAAGTCGGTCATTGACCAACTTCGGGACAAGGTGACGGAGGAACTGGGCAAGGCCAGAGAAGTCCTTACCGATGCCATTGATGGTGTCAGGTTCATGGTTGATGCCACCACTCCCGGTACCAGGGAGCATGAGCACCGACCAGATATCAGGGAATTCTATGCTAACAAGCCCGGAGGGGAAGACCACTTGAAGGCAGAACGGTACCTAGTCGATGGGTTGACCGAGCAGGCCAACAATGCGGCTGAGAAGGTGGATGCCATCCTATCAGGCAGGTTGCTCCGGTTCATCACCGCTTGGCTTACCAAGTGGGCAGCGGGGATGCCATTTGAGACCGACGAGCTCTTGCTGGAGCACAATATCGGGGGCATGAAGCTAGTTTTCGAGGGGAAGTTCAGTCCCGTAGGGGCAGACCCGGGGAAGGACATTCGGTCCCCTAGAGACCTGAAGAACTACATCCCACACCTTATCAAGGCCAAAGCACTCCTGGAACGTAGGGGACTGGGGTTCCTCTGGTATGGGGCCGTCTTTGTCACTTGTAAGGAGTGCGGGGGGCAGAACCAGTATGGGACCGAACTGGGCGTGGGGGGCCATTACCTGCCCAACAAAGACACCATCTACATCTACTCGGATCCAGGTAATGGAATCACTGAATTGATGATTCATGAAACAGGGCATCGTCTCTATTACCGGTGGCTCAACGCAGTGGACAGGGCCAACTTCGACCGCTACTATGGGGAAGTGGCGGCGGTCTCCAGCTATGGGGCCAAAGCGAGTGCTGAGGACTTCGCAGAGGTGTTTGCCCACTTTGTGATGGGGGAGGATATGACTCGGGACCAGATCGACAGGTTCAAGGCGTTCCTGGGGGGCATTGGCAAGAAGCTCAAGCTGGCATCCCCCATCAAAGTATCCCGTAAGGACCTTGTGGGTCACCTGTCGGTCATCGCCAAGGCATGGCGGTCCGATTATGCCAAGTTCCGTAAAGCCGCCTACGACCTGCTATCCGCTGGCAAGCGGGATGCTCCATACTTGGGGCGGTGCCTTGGGGAGTTCGTGACAGAGTTCACCCAGGAGCCGGACGGGGGGTCCAAGACGGAACGTCTAATCAAGGATGCCTTCAAGGAAAGCGTGGCCACCTATGGGCCCGTAGATGACCAGGAACGGTCCTCCTCAGTGGCAGACAGGTTCCTTCAGGCAGCTGGTTACGAGACCAAAGACCACGAACCAATCGAGTTCAAGGTCACCCCAGACAATGAGGGGGATAACAACCGTGGATGGCAGGTAGATAAGGTTGAGGCATTCCTGGGAGGCAAGCCCGTCGGATACCTCAATATGAGTTACATCCCAGTCGAGAGGTTCAAGAGGTACTATCCCAGCATCCTGGAATATCTCGGGGAGATCAATGGGATTGGTGCCTTCACCAAATACAGTAAATACAAAGACTTGAGCGACTTGAGGACCCGTGTCAGGGCTCTATTGGACTACCATGATCGTTACCCCGGGGCTGGTGGTGTTGGCCTGACGGGCCCTGAGGACCCCAAGATCGATGACCTGTCCGTCACGGAGTTGAAATCTCTGAGGAAGGATCTTGAGGCCCCTCTTGTGGAGAAATATGGCAGGGGATTCAAGGCTTTCAAGGCATTCATGGTCGATAAGCCTATAGTGGACTTCATTCGGGTAGGTGATGAGTACCAACGCCGGGGGGTGGCGACCGCCCTCTACGACTATGGGGCTCATTACCTGTCCCAGAAGGGCATGAAACTCTATGCCTCTGGACTCCAGTCCAAAGAGGCCCAGGCAGCCTGGGATTTCCTCCGGAAGACCAAGGGAGCCAATATTGGGACCGAGAAGGGCCCCTATGGGAAGACCCGGACATTCCTTTCCTACTGAAAATACGTTAGCCTCCCTATCCCCTCCCACCACTAAGGAACCTACTCCAATGACGCTTCGCTCCAAGCTCATCCGTATTGCCCATGAGAACCCCCAGTTCCGGGCACAGTTGCTCCCCCTGATCAAGGAAGCGGCGGAGCCTTCCCTCAACGATGCCGAGATGGACGCCCTGAAGGCAGTTGCAAAGGCCAAGGGACGTAATTGGAAGGGCTGGCTGATGGATCAGTGGCCGTCCAGCAAGTATCCGGGCTTCGAGGGGGACATCACGGCTCAATTGCAGTCCATCAGAAACAAGATTGGTCCCTCAGGACTAAAGAAAATCAAGCTGGCATCTGAGGTTTTGACTGACGATGAGATTTGGGAGTCCGACCTTCTTACGGATGCCGAGATCGGTGCCTTGAAGGTGGCTCAGAAGAAGTGGGGTAAGCATTGGAGAGCTAAGCTAAATACCTTGGGGAACGCAAGCAAACACGGATACAGTCCTAAGTCAGAGTTGCCAAAAGAGACTGAGACTCTGGTGTTCACCGCTTGGAAGAAGCTTGGTCCAGAGGGGCTTGGGGTTCCGCGTTTGAAAAGTTGGCAGGGACCAATAGTGGGACTTAGGGCGGCATTCGAGAAGTCTGCTGGGGCCAAGGGGTCCATTGAGAGCCACATCGAGATGGGGATGGTGGCGATTGCCAAGGAAGTCAGGGATGCCCTGGACAAGGAGTTCAAGGACTCCATTACCTTCCGGGAGCCCTCCACCACCATGCGCAACAGTGCGGCATTCGAGGGGGATATTGCTTGGCAGGGGGATGATTCAGGCAAGATGGGCTTCATCCTGGTTGTGCTTGAGATAGACCAGTTTGACCTTCAGAAGGGCAACGTCCACCTGAACATGAACCTTCCGAATGGGAAGAGGATGCAGAAGGATTTTGGCCTACCATCCGGTTGGATGTCAAAGTCCCCAGAGATGCTCGGTCGTGAGATCGCTAATGTCCTAGGCAAGAATTGGATTGACCCCTTCTTTGGGGCAGCCTCGGTTAGCTAGGGCCTAGCTAGTAGGAAGATCCCCCATAGGCCCGCCTGAACTCAATCAGGCAGGCCTTGAGGGCTTCCGTGGCACACATGGTGGGGTCTGCGCATCGCCCCTCAGCAATGGCTCTGAGGATGTCCCGGTAGAGGATGTCCTCGGCGACATGGGCGCGCTCGGAGTCATTCGATACCTTCGTGATATCGAAGACTCGCTGACGTACCCAATCCTTGTCGATCTGCTCTACCTTGGTCATGGCTTGAAGCTCCCAGCAACGAGTTCCTGGTGCTCGGACACAGTTTTACAAAGGGTGATATATTCCTCATTGGGGAGGTCCATTTTCATTTGGTTCACATTCTTGTGGACCCATTGAAGGTTGCCTTCTTCATACCCCTTGGACGAGTCTTTACGATCCAGGGATGCCGTATGGTTTCCATGAGCCCTCGGGCTGAATCCTATGGGGAGCCCGCTCAGTGCACATTTTCTTCCCTGGTTTTCGTAGAGTGCCCACACTTCTTCACATGTGATGCTAAATCCTATACCCCTGATTTGGGCGCTCTGTCGGATGCGGTTGAATACCATGGTAGCCAGTTCTCCAGTACCTGTCCATGACCCAGTATGGGCACACCCGCAATTGTTTGTCATGTTTTTGGTCAAGGACGAGGCACGTAGGGTGATCTTATTACCACAATCACATTGGCATATGGCCATACGGTGACTACCATCCAGGTACATGAATTCCTGAATCACCAACTTATCATACCTTTCCCCAATTTTCCATTTCTGCATGTCAAGATAGCTACATTGCCTACACTGGGTTGTATTACCCCGGGTCAGGCTATATGCCAAGATATCGAATTCTTGTCCGCAGGCACACCGGACACGTACCTTCTGTCTCTTGTGTCCAGAGGGTTCAAAATGGGGGGGTAGGAGTCCAATGACTTCCAGAGAGGTGAATTGGTCACCAATTTCAGTGGGTGTGCTCTGGGCCATATCTTTTTCTCCTGTGTCCTACAAAGGGCTAGTCAATAACCCCATTAGTGGGTCCTGAAAAGCTGGCCTCCACGAGTTCTTGACAGAGTTCATCAAGGGCCTTTCGGTCGGAACTCCGGGGAAGTGGGGACGTGGCTAACAGTGTTTCCAACTCCGCATTTTGCTGTTCCGCGAAGGCAAGCAACTTTTCATAACTCCACGCCCCATTGCGGACAGCGAGGATCTCGGCAGCATCCGGACGCTTTACCCTCACGACTCCCTCCGTAAGGATTTCCCGACACATCCTCAATAGCCGAACGAGTTGAGACCCAAATTTGGTATCAAACCCATACTTGGCCTCCAGTTTGGCACGTTCCTCATTCCGTTCGGACTTCCAGGTCAGGTACTGGTTCCAATGCTGTGTTGCAGTGGAGAACTCTCGTTCCTTTTGGAGGTAATGAATGAAGTTCTCCTCGAACCCCAAAGAGCGGGCTGCGGACGTGTACCGGGTATCCGAGGCTATCTTCAGTTCGGCGAGGAGCTGGGAGAACCCCTCCCGAACTCGGATTTTGGTGGACTCCTCAAGGTCCTCAATATTCCCTTCGTGCCAGCGGTCCAATTGCTTGGACACCTCTGCCTGTACAGCGAGGAGTTGGTTTTTGTCAACCTCCATCTGTGGCTTGAGGCCGAATTGCGCTCGGGTTGGTTGCTCCGTCATAGGGTTTAGCAACCAGTGCCGATGGGATTTTATCCGGGCCAATTGCCGCAATGCATATCCGGAGAACCTGTGCTTGGCTGCTTGACTTAGGAACAGGTTACGGTTGTCTCGGAGTTTCTGACCCGCTGGGGTGCACAACAGGACATCTGCTTCTTCAACAAAGAGGCACTCCAAAACATTTGGGTTGTTGTCTGCGGCCAGAGCCATGAATTTCTGGAGGCTATATATGGACCCCTCCATCTTAGTTCGCTGGACAACACCCGTGAGTTCTGGGGACAGGAGATTCATGAACGGGAGCATATGGCCGGGCTTGTCTGCCTGCTCAAAGTGCTTGAGGAACCCATAGAGGTACTCTTTGGGAGGAATACAGATACCTTTGACATCCAAGTCCGAGGTTTCAGGGTTATGTGTGCCGTAGGATCGGGAGCCAGCCACTGTCAGGAGAATTGTTCGTTCACGTAGCCAGGGGAGGGATGTGGGTTGCGGGGACTTCTTGGAGCTCATGGGAGCTGTTACGCTTTTGAGCCACGAGTCCTGCTTGGTGATCCGTTACGAGGCGACACATCGTGATATATTCATCATCCGTGAAGTCCCATTTTGTTAGGTTTACCTCCCTATGTACCCATTGGACGTTGTCCAGGGTGTATCCTTTGGAGGGGTTTTTTCTATCTAGGGATGCAGTGTTTCTACCAGATCCGAAGTCAAAAGCTAGCGGAAGACCACTTAGGGCACATATCCGTCCCTGGGTTTCATACAGAGCCCATGCTTCCTCACAGGTGATCCTAAACTCTAGATTTCTGACTTTGGCATTGTGGCGAATGTGGTTAAACACGGTTTTGGACAGCTCCCCGACACCTGCCCATGACCCAATATGTGCACAACCACAGTGATTGGTTTGGTTGGTCCGTAATTGTCCTATGCGAATCATAACTCGGTTCCCACAATCACATAGGCAAGCAATCATGGATTTTCCTCTAACCTTTTCATATCCCTGGACCACTAGTTTGTCGAACCTGTCGCCAACGGTCGCGGCTCTTTTCGCACAATTTCTACATCCCGTGCTGGTCCCACTAGTGAGGCCAGTACTTTGAAGCTCGGATTCCTTACCACATGCACAACGGACTTTTACTTTGGGCCTCTGACGGCCTGATGGTGTGTCAACTCGTGGTAGCTCCTCGATAACTGTCCACTTACCCCAAATTGTCCCCACTACTACTTTGGATTTCCTCATAACCACTTCTCTTACCGACTGTACTTTACAGGTGGTAATGGGCGATACCTATAATGAGGAAAGCGGATCTACTTAGGACTGATCTTCACGCGGGTCCGGTAGTCTGAACCGGCCTTGAATCCTTCAATCTCCGCCTTGAGGAACAGGTCCTTGTGGACCAGTTTGATGGAATCCTCTTTCCTCCCGCTGAGTTCCTTGAACCCGCGGGCACCAGTGAGGAGTTGGGCAGCCTCTACGAGCAGATGCCCTTTGAGGTCTGCGACCCAGGTGTCCCCATTTTCGTACAGAGACCCACTTGTGTGCATCTGAAAACGACCCCACGAAATTACGTGGCGAGACTCAAGAAAAGCGTCATTGAAGTTATTAGGCGTGTTGGAGGGCATGCAGGACTGATACTTGTTCGAGGGGTAGGGGAGCTCTTAGGTGGACGATAACCTAGTCATCGTCCAAGCTTCTGTCTTGCCCACTCCTGGAACTGCCCCCAGGGCATCGGGGCAGGTGCTGTGGGGAGTTGCTCGATGCTCACACAGACACACTTGGCCCGGATCTCTTCTCTGGCTGGCAGGTGGTGCTGGTTCGAGTGGAGATGCCCATGGAGTAACAGGTCCGCCTTGGCGATGTCCTCCGGGGTGAACTTGTGGGGGTCATGCCTACAGACCACCACCCCGAGAACAGGATCCATGAAGGTGAGGGTCTCGTGGATGTTGAGGGGGGCCATCAGGTCCCAATGTTCCTGTTTGATGGGGTCATGGTTGCCCTTCACAATCGTGACCTGCCCGTTCAAGCGTAGCCGATATTCGGGCCACTTGACCTTTGGGCCAAGCATGAAGTCTCCAAGGTTCAAGACATGATCCTCTGGCTTCACTATATTAGACCAAGCCTGGATCATAGTCTCGGTCATGGCATCCGAGTCCACCCCCCAAGCCTGACGCATGGGCTCATAGATGATGATCCTCACATGTGCGAGATGTAGGTCACTGACCACATGTGTGAAAGTGGGGTTGGGGGGTTGGGGTGGGTCGTCGGCCATGATGGGTACCTTACGCCTATTTGGGAGGCGGGAGCAAACGAATTTCCTCGGTGGTCTCACTATATGGCTCCCTTAGGTATAGAGGAGACCGACTTTTGACCACTGAGAAACACGCCACCAGGACCTATTTGGGTCCCGCACTTCAAGAATGGATAGAGCAAGAGGCAGTTCGACGCCATTGCTCTGTCGCTCAGGTTATCCGTAACCTGATTGTAGATCGTATGGAGGCGGATGCCTTAATCGCTGTGACGCCTATCACAGCCCCTTCAGTGGGGGCCGGGCGATGAGTGGGGCCAAGGAGGAAGGGGGCGTTGAGGGGCTTCTGGGGCTTAGGGAGGATGCTGCCGGGAATGCAAAACCTTATGGGGAGATCTACAAGGTGACTTGTATAGTGAATGGGAAAATCTATGTTGGGCAGACAACCATGGGGGTAGCAAACAGGTGGTACGACCATCAGAGTGAGGCTCTGGCAGGACGTGGGCACCTGTTGAGCAAAGCAATTCGGAAGTATGGCGTGGGGAATTTTGCAATTGAGACTGTGGCTCAGGCGCAAAACCAGGACGCTTTGAATGATTTGGAAATCAACCTAATTAAGACCCTGGAGTGTCGAGCACCTCGGGGCTATAATCTGACTGAAGGCGGGTCCAGAGGTAAGCATGCTCCAGAAAGTAAGGCAAAAATGAGTGCCTCTCACACTGGAAAAAGACTTACCCCCGAGCACATTGCAAACATCCTGAAGGCTGGAGTTATAGGTACGGGACGGGCAATGACGGAGGAGGAGAAAGCAAAGATTAGCACTGCGAATCTAGGGTCTGTGAGATCCCTTGAGACACGGGCGAAGATGAGTGCTGCTAAGAAGGGGGTCAACCCCTCCCCTCAGGCACATGCCGCAGCCGCTATTGCCCACCATAATCGTCAAAAGACCCCTCAGGAACTAGAGGGAACAAGACGCTCGAATCGAGAAAGAGTTTGGACTCCTGAAATGCGAGAAGCCGCTAGTACAGCGCAGCAAGGAAAAAAACTGACCCCGGAGCATATAGAAATACTTCGACAGACCCATTCAGGTAGCGTGCATACCCCTGAGCACATTGAAAAGGTTCGGCAATCCCACTTGGGTAAGAAGCGTGGTCCGGAAGCCAGGGCAAAAATGAAGGAAGGTCGAAGGAAGGCTAGGGAGGCACGGGCGGCTCTAAGGACCCAGAAAGAGGAGGGGGGCCAATGAGCTTTTCAGTAGGTGGCTATTTTCGTCAGGGTGCCTACCGGGATTTTCGGGCATTTATTTTGAACCAAAGACGCGATGTCCTGGCTCGGATCACCACTATTTCCGCAGAGTTACATAGGATCGGTCTGGTAAGGGTTTTGTACGCCCGACGTGACCCCAACAATCCAACCTCACCAATGAGTGAACGTCGAATTGGTATCGATGTGTCGCCGAATACCAGTTTGGAGAAACTGTGTCAGGCATATGTGGCTATGGGTGGGAACTTGTTCGACATTTCTCTATTTTTGCAGCCCGACTCAGTCCAAATCGTCGATGCCCCTGATGCCCCACCGGGGGACCCTGAGAATGGGGAAACCTCCCCCACACAGGTAGTCGAGACACAGCCCTATGGGGGCATTGCTTCCTCACAGACGGCAGACCCTTCGGCAGGTGGGACTTATACTGGAGGATGGCTTAATTTGCTCCGGTACCCGCCAAGGCGATTTGGGAACACAACCAGCTATGCCGCAGAGGCAGCGGAGATGTCTAGGACCATCAACGCCACCAGGGTTTGGGTGTCCAAGGAAATAAAAACCCTGAGAAATGACGGAGAAGCGAGAATTCTCAAACTTATGGACCTTAGGGAACAGCTCAAGCAAGAAATGGAAGAGACTCTACCCCAAGCGGTGGGGGGGTCGGTTCCGGGGCTGATTTGGGTGCCTGACCAGCACGCTTTGAGCCATAATGTCGCAACAATAGTTTCGATGATTGACGAGGTGTTCTACCCCCGCCTATCCAATGGGGATTTCGACATGTCTCGTCCAAGGGTCACGGGCCCCAACCCCAGCTTCCCGGTCCTTTTGGACGATGCTCCGAATGGAGAAGAGGATTGGTGTGCCCTCGGTTAGTCCATATCTTTCGAGTGGTTGGACCTACTCCGGCCCACGAATATGGCTGCCTTAGCCATTCCTCCGGCCCTATCCCTTGTATCGTCGCCCCGTTGGTAGACTGTAAGGAGGTCTCCCCAGGTGCAAATTGAGGTTCAGGTAGAGGGCAGCCCCCGAGGGACGGTGGATGTGCCTGAAGGGGCAACCAAGCGGGACATTCGCAGGGCCGCTTGCGGCCTAGCGGGTGTGTGGCCCTGTGACCCTGCTTACGTGGTCAGCTACGTTCCCGGCGAGTCTATAGACCTGAAGAGGGTGCCTCTGTGAGCCGAGATATCCAACTTGCTTTTCCGTGTAGTCATATTCTAGGTGAGGAAAGGGTCACTCTTGACCCAGATCGCCGGTCCCTTTACACGATCAAGCCCATCAATGGGACTTCGCTTCTCAAGTTGGTGGTGAATGATACCTACGAGGTACCTGCCTTCACGGGGGTGGTAACCTCGGCGACCCTGAGGAGTTACCGCCGAGAGCCTTACCGGGTGACCACAGCTACCAACTCCATCACAGTCACCACAACCACCAGGACATTCACGGTGTCCCTCCCTACTGGGTACCTGTCCAATGAGCGTCTCACTAGCCTGTTCACTGCCGCACAGGGGAGTGACGTTCAGGTGGGGGCCTCCGTGGGGAACGGGTGTTTCACGCTAACGGACCAGAAGACCATGGGATTGTCCTCCCGCATGCAGGTGACGGGGACTGCCTTGGAGCCTCTGGGGTTTGACCAGCAAAGCGGGGACAAGGGGAAGGTGGTGGTCCCCTCATGGAAGGTGTATGCCCGTTCGGCGGGCCTGGGGTCCGCACAGGACATCGCAGAGGCGGACCCCCGGGGGTATTTCATTCGGTTCGATGCTCCAGTTAGACAGAACTACTACTACTCGGTGACCTACACGGTCCCGCCTGACCAGTGTCTCCGGTGCCGTGGCACTGAGGTGGAAAACGATTACCGGTTTGATACCCAAGGGGAGGCCATTACCGTTACTGACGAGAACCTCCTGTACCAGTCTTGTCTCAAGGTCATCCTGACGGAACTCGGGTCCAATATCTACTACCCCTGGTATGGGTCCAATCTGGCCGACCTGATTGGTAGTAAAGCAATTGGGGGAACGGCTTCGGGGATTCGGCAGTCGGTCATGAACGCTCTGACTAGGTTCCAGAACCTCCAGAATGCTCAGGCCAAATTCCAGCGGATTACGGCCAAGGAGAGGCTCTTCTCAGTGGACGGGGTGGTTGTGACCCCGTCCTCAGAAGACCCAACGGTGTTCCTGGTGGAGGTCAATGTCCGCAACTTCTCCAGTGACCCGGTGGTCATTTCAATCGTTTACACTGCACCGGGTATGTTCGCATTGCCTGGGACCAACAATCTGTCTCTAGGGAACTTCTAAGGCTATGACACTACAACTTCTCGGGCCCGACGGTGTACTCAGGGACCAACTGGTCTTTTCGACTGCACAGACTACCAGCTTCCTAAGTGGGACTCTATCCACCGATATCATTGACGTTGAGGTGTCCATCTTTGGGCAGCCCTTCACGAGTGACCCCTCACTTGTGGCCTTTACCGGTACTAGCTTCACGATCCCCAACCCATCATCCTTCCCAAATGGGCTGGACCTTTTGTCTGGGGATAACATCATTCAGGTGCGTGGGGTTTACCTGGGGGGTACCAGAACCCCTGCGGTCACCGCTACTATCAGGCTCATCTCCCCATCCCAGGTAGAGATATTCGAGCCACCCAGTGGTATCACAATTGAGCGAATGGACAATGAGGTAACAATCACCGTCCAGGGGCTCACCGACACACGAGTTACTGGCTACAACTTCTATGCCTCCACGACTGCGGGGGGAGGAGCAAGTGGGTACACCCGCCTCAATGTCAACAAGGTCGTTACGGGGGAGCCTGTGGAGAATGCCACGGAGCTTTTTACCCTCACCTCCAAGAATCCTGCACAGGCATCCAACCCCCTGTATGTTAGAGCCCGGGTTGACCAAGAGAACCTTGCGGAGACGGTGTTGTCGGCGGACGTGGACTCCAGGGTAGAGATTGCACAGACGGTTACGGAGATCCAGACCCAGGTGACCCTGTCCTCTTTGGAGACGGTGACCTACTACTCCTTCGCCCATGGGCGAAACAACAATGCACAGTCTACCCCCCCCACCATTTTCTCGGGGGTGTTTGCCTCAACCCCCTCTACGGAATCCCTCTTCTATGTGGTAACCGCAGTTTACTTCGATACCACGACACAGACGGAGTTTGAATCCTTCTTCTCTACGGAGGTAGTGGGGGCACCTGCGGTCATTAGGATCCAGACGACCACGCTGGCTGCCATCTCCAGGCAACAGACCCTGGAGGAAGCGATCTTCTCAATCTACCGCCAGAACCCAGACATTGCAGTGCAACCTGGGGCAGTGGTACGGGACACATTCCTGGACCCATTCTCCACAGAGGTTGAGCGGGTCCGATTCCTGCTGGACTACGTGTACCGGGCATCCTCTTTTGACACCCTGTTGGCAATTGACGACCCCAATGGCACGGGGGCATCCGTGTCCCCTGCCTCCTCGGCCTACAAGACAGCTCTGGCCTCGGCCCTGTTCTTCTCAAATGTCAATGATGTGCAGGCCATCATCGATGGGTCTTTTGAGAAGCTTGCTGCCAATTTTGGGGTTACCAGGGAAGGTGGTAAGGGGGCCATTGGTGAGGGCCGCTTCTACACCTCTTTGACCCCGACGCAGAGCCTCCCAATCCCTCTCGGGACAATCGTGGTGGGTGGTGGTATTCAGTACAGGACTACTCGATCCTCTTCCATTCCCGTGAGTAGCTTGGCTTCCTTCTACAATCCCGCCACCCGGCAATACTCGGTCACGGTTCCCCTTCAGGCAGTGACCGTAGGGTCTGTGACGAACCTTGGGGCACGGCAGATCACATCGAGTGCCGTGTATGGGTTGTCCGTGACGAATGATGCTCCTACCTTCGGAGGGACCGACGTAGAAACCAATTCTCATTTGGCATCGAGGGCAAGGGCTGCCTTGGCCTCTGTGGACACTGGGACTGCTCAGGGGTATGGGAAGATAGCAGCAAGTGTTCCTGGAGTGCTGCAATCACAGGTGGTGAGGGCAGGTAGCCCTTTTATGCAGCGGGATTATGACACGACCCTCAAGAGGCATATGGGGGGGTTGGTGGATGTGTGGGAACGTGGTGTCCGCAATGCGACCATCTCGGATGTGTTTGCCTTCACCTATTCCCAGAAGAGGGACATTCAGTTTGTGGTCATTGGAACCCCTAGTGACTACGTCCTCAGGGCTATCGATGTGGATCTGACGGTTTCCAACCCACTGGCACAGATGCTTGACTACCTCTCTCTCGGGTTGGGTATCCGAAACATCACTACAGGGGAGTTTTTTGACCTGACCGGGGTGGTAATTCTCAACTACAACACCATCCAACTGTCCACCGCCTCAGGGATTGTTCAGCCCGCATTGGGGCTCACAGACATTGTGTTGGGGGACTACCGCTACCGGACCGGGACTACCTACACGCTCTCTCGCCAGCCAGTGAGTGCTGTTCTCTCTGTGGAGGGGGAGGTTACGGGGTTGCTGGATACCCAACTCTACTCTCTTGTACACCCTAAGGCACCATTGGGCCTGGGGAAGTCCACCCAAGCAGGAGACTACCTTCAGATCAACGAGTCCACGGATCCCAATGTGGTGTCTCCATCTGGGGCACTCTTCACCGAAACTAACGAGCTTCATTTGGTGAGTGGCTTCTACGTGGAGTCCCTGTTCCGTCTGGGGGCAGACTCCCTGAGCCTAGTGGTCACAAACAGCACCAGCACGGTCACCTATGCGGGGCCTTACGACCCAGGGGGCACTCCCGATTACACAATCGTTGAGGGGGACGCCACGAACCCTGTGGGGATTCGACGGACCCAAACCAGCACCATCCCTGACGGGGGGACTGTACTGATTACCTACCAGTACGCCGAGAATTTCGTGGTCTCTTATCAGACCAACTTGGTGACATCCGCTTTGCAGCAAGCTTTGGATGATGGGAGTCATGCAACGGCCCTGGTGTTGGCCAAGGAATCCGTACAGGTGCCCGTTGACATCACGGCATCTGTGGTATTGAAGAAGGGCACTGGCACCCAACAGGGAGACATCCGGAACCTCGCTGACCAGTCCATCCGTAACAACCTTCAGTACCTTGTGTCCGGGTCGGTCCAAGCTCTTCGCAGGTCGGATGTCATCACGGCTATCGACCGGAGCGACTATGTATCCTATGTAGTGGTTCCTTTGACCAAGATGGCCCGTGCGGTCAATAGTCAGGTGGTCCGGGATGACCTGGATACCTTGGCTCTGGGGGACGCCTTCAGGGTTGATTCCTGGTCTAATTCACAGTATGCTACATGGCTCATCATTCAACAGCTCACAGCCCCTACTGACAACGGGGGGGGACCAACAAATGAGTTCCGTGGGGTGTACCAGGATGACGTGGCGTTGGACCTTCAAACGAGTGCCCCACAGAATCTAGCTCAGGGTAATGGGAGGGCATACATCATAGGAAGTGGGGGGCTCCTGGTTCCGGGGTACAGCCAGGATCTAGTCAAAAATCATGTGCTGGTTTCATTGCCAATTGGGGATGCCCCATCCAACCACAAGTACTGGACCACGTACATGGTGCGGTACAGTGAGGGGGAACAGGATATCGCAGTGAATCAGATGGAATATCTGGTTTTGGGCAGTGTCCGATTCACATACACGGAAGATCGCTAGGCCATGACCCTACCCAAATCCCCAAACACCTCAGGGCTAACCAGCCGCCTCCCTGCCTCCGTCTATGGCCCGAGTGCACAGAACCCAGCCCCATTTGGGGTAACTGGGCAGGTTGATGCTGACCGTGTACGTGCGCTTGCGGACCAAATCGTTACGGTGTTTCTCAACTCGCTGCCCTCGAACTATGTGGCCCAATCAAAGGGCCCTTACTATGTCCAACAATTCCAATCGGCGGCTGAGGAGTTGGCCAAGATCCAGGTTCTACTGACAGATGCATACGAGGACACGGACTTTGATTTCACCCGCAGCGAGGTCCTATTCCAGTTCCTCGCAACCCTGGTATTTCCAGATGCAAGCGTCACTGGAATCCCTGAGATAGGCGGGGATATTACCTACCGGGAGTTCCTCAAGAGGATGGTTGCCCTGCTCCTACAAGGCAGCAAAGTATCCACCCTTGTTTCTGGTGTGGAAGCCTTGACCGATGCCAATGTTTCCATCATTGAGAAGGGGAAGTTTGTAGGGGTCCCAGGAGTAGCCTGGACCCTTGCAGACCAGTTCACTTTCGAGGTAGACATATCGAAGTATCGGAAAACCGCGTCCACCTCAGCTATTGCGGTGGCCTTGCATTATCACACGGTGACCGTCAACGTATCTGGTACAGGTACCACGGTTGATGCCGTGTATGATGCGGGTACTGGCCCCTCTCACACCCATCCAATATCCGGGTTCCTGGTGGAGTCGGCTAATGGGGTGGGACAGGATCCACACGTTCATGATCTTTTGTCTGATTTTGCGGACCTACCACTGGTCCTGCAAAGTAATGTGGCTCTAATCCTACAGGCACTAGACCCCGCCCATACCTTGTATGAGTACCGTAACCTGTTCCGGGAGACCCTTGACCAAGCCTTCACTGATACATTGGGGAGGGTGGACCTCAGTGATTATCGGTATGAGGACGTCCGTAGGGACTGTACAGGTACGAAGGAGCTTTCGGGATCTGGTGGGATTGTGCTGGCTGACCGGTACATGTTCAATGACCCCACATTGAGTTTCCGGTCAGTTCGAGTTGGGGCCACCCTTCTGGTACCTGTGGTGCCCGCCCCAGCTCCTAGCACCCATCTTCCTCGGGAGCATCGATATGAGGTAAAAGCGGTTCTCACATTTCCCTATGGGGATGATGTGGTGGCCAGGGCTTACACAACGTCTCCCACTGGGTTGTCAGGGAACGCCACTGTGGAGGAGGGGGCTTTTGTCGATGCCCTACAGGATTTCTCACTGGCTGTGCCGGGAGAGGTTCTGACGTTTGCTACAGGACCCAATGCTGGTTCGTACCTCCTAGAAACGGTGCTGGGCTTGGATGGGGGTCCAGTTGGGGATGCTCTAGGTCCCTCAACATCCGTTCGTCCCGCACCCTCCATTCTTCGGGTGGCCCCAAGGTTTACAAGTGCCGGGGGTGGTGTGGCTTATACGGTGGAGGTAGACCGCCTTGGTATCCGTCGACCAATTGTGGTTACCAATGAGGATGCGGAGTCCCAGTTCTACTCCCCGGGAGGCCCCTTCAGTACACTCCAGGTGGCCAGGGGACCGTTGGTGAAGGGGTGGGGGGATGGCACTCCTGCCTCCAAATACGATGTGACCGTGCTCTATGATGCGGCCCCCGTAACCGTTAGTGCAATCAACCCCTTCACGGGTCTGATCACCCTAGCTGCCCCAATTGCTGGATTTGCTCCTGGGGCACATACCGTAACCGTGAGCTACAGCTGGTTCCCAGCCCCGGTTCAGGGACTTCGGCTTAACACGATGGGATTGACCCTCAACAAGTGGGACCTGAAAGGCGGACGCCACACCACGTCTTCGGGTGTTGGTCTTCCTGGAGGGGGTGCGGATACTACCCGTTTCCCGATGGCTGTTGCACTGGGGCGGTATCCAAGAAGGAATCCCGCCCTACAGGTTGCCCATCGTTACCTAGCCTTCGAGAAGGGCTATACGGCTGCCCTGAACAGCCCCACAACGTTGCTGCTGAACCAATCTCCGGGCAGGGTGAATGTCCCCTATGCGGTGGCCGATGTAGGGCCCCAAAGTTTCAGTTTTGATGGGGGGATGAATGACCCAAGTAGCCCATGGGTTTCAGTTGGCAATCCTCAGGGATCCGCCCCCAACGGCATCTTCACCCTTACGGACAATGACCCCTCCTCTGTGTCCTACTGGAAGCAGGATTTCCCTCTCCCGATCTCTACCTCAGTTTCCATTGGGGCAAGGTTGCAGGTCACCCAGTACACGTTGGATGGGGTATTCACGGGGGTTGGTTTCGGGTTCCATAACAATCGGAGGCTCTTTTTCGCAGGGGCCCTCGTTGTCACCAATCCAGTAACGGGAACATCCCTTAGACATATTGGTCTCCTGGCTCGACCTGGAGAGTTGTCAAGCCAGAACTCCTGGGTCATCGGACCACAGGCAGAGGGTACCATTCTAGCCCGTACAGGTGTGCCTCCAGTTGCTCAAGTGGTCACCATTCCCACAGGCTCCGTGCCCACCCTTTTGGCAGCCGGGGACAAGTTTCAAATATTGACGGGGACACAAACCGGGGTCTATACGGTTGTGGACATTTTCCAGTCCACAACCGGTGTCACCGCCATTGGCGTAACCCCCGTCTTCCCAGCAGATCCCGAGCTTTTCGGAAACAGGGACGTCACGATCTATTTTGAGACCAAGTGGGATGAGGGCCCTTGTACTTGGCGGCTCTATGCTAACACTAGGAGTCAGACTGCACAGGTGGTCTTTGGTGGCACTTCAGGGGCATCCCTTTCCATAGGGGCTGTTACCCTCGCCTCCCCTGCTTACTTGGGTCCAGATGTATTGCCTGAGGGGTATGGCCGGGCTGTATGGGGGTCCCTGGACCGGGTAGCCACGAATGCTACTGAGTGGCAGTTCATCCGGTATCAGGCGACACCGGATGGGGCCTACGCCTTCTCACGTGGGACGGTGATCGATACCACAATGACCCAGGATCCGGAGGACGCTGAGTGGTACCTGACCACACCGTTTGGAGATTCCGCGTTGGATGCCGGTGCCCTTCGCATCACTAGTACCCCAGCAATTGAGGGGTTGGGTACATCCTATGGATATGGGTACACAGACCCTTTCCTTACGGGACGTAGAGTGTCCGCTTTGGATGCCAAGGTTAGCGTGGCAAGGGACACCTATGGAATTGGAGGGGCTACGCTGACCCTCCAAGATACACATCGTCAAGCCGAGTTGTCTTCCATTCTTTATCAGGACAATGGGGGGTTTGGTAAGTCCATTTACAGGTCCGATACCCTGTCTCTGGTGGGGTCAGTCCCATACTACCTTCAGACCTGGGATGCAGTAGTTGGGACCGGGATTACAGAGCCAAGTACCTTCCCGAACGGTCCTGAGTATCTCCTGACGAGTGTGGCGGATACATGGTCCATGTTCAATACCCTTACCCCCTATTATGCTTTTGGGGTGGGCAGGTTCCTTGAGTTCCGAATGGCCATCACCAGTTTCGTGGGTGGGGCCGCTGGAAGGATAGGGTTGAGTCTGTTGGCTCAAGGAGTGGGTGTACAGGTTTGTTTGGACTTCGTAGCCACGGATACAATTGTGCTACGGGGTGACCCAACGACAGCGGCAATTGCGACGGTCGCCGTACCTTGGTCCGATGGTGCCCAGAGAACCTACCGGCTAGAATTTGAGACAGGGGCCATTACCCTCTATGTGGACAATGTAGTGGCTGTGATTCTGGCCCCTGGGGCTTTCCCAGGACCCTCCACACTACTCGGGGATGTGGAGATCAGGGCCTATCCAGCTGTGACATCTCAGTTTGAGGCATCCCTGCGGGGCCTTTGTTTTGGAATCACAGAGTTTGGGGTCTTGAACCTGCACCGGTCGTTTGGTCTCTACCTAGGCGGTGACAAACATGACATCAACAACTGGAAGATCCCACGCACAGACGGGTTAACAGTAGCCAACTCGGATCCTCTCTCGGTCATTACCGAGATGGATTGGCGGTCTGAGTGCTGGGTCCGAGTGTTTATGGACCCCACGTTTGGGGCTTCCTTCGTTCGTCCTGATTTGGCCCCCCCGCCAGGGTATACAGGAGACTTCGCCACCCAATCGATGGATCCCAGTGCCGGATGGGTGACGTTGGATTACATGCAGCTGCCAAGGGTGACTTCGGATGAGAAATTTGGCAGCGTGGTGTTTGGTGCCCTAAACCCGGCATCCTCTGTCCTGTCGACTTGGGATGACGTACGGTACCGGGTTTTCACCAACATCTCGGTGGACTACAGGGCCCCTCAGTCCATGGTCCTCAATCGATGGAATGTCATCAGCAGTGGGGACAGGCTCAAGGATATGAGCCCAGAAGAGGTGGTGGTTGCCTCAACTACGGATGCCCGTATCTCTCTACGACCTTGTCATATTTATGCGGATCGTGTGTTTGCGGTCAGGGTGGACAATGTCACCCTTCCAACCAACCTCTGGAGGTTCAATCGGGATAGCCAAGAGGTCTCCTTGTTGGGGATTACCCTGCCCTCCTCCAACTATCCCGTGAATGTGGTGTTTGCAGCCGGGAGGCCCGTCACTACCACCTACCTCCAAAGTCAGCCTCTAAGGGAGTCACAAACTCTCCTGAATGAGGGCACACCCCCTGTACCTATGTCTCAGACAGGGATCGCAGTCCTGGATACGGATACTGTCAGTACGGTATCTGGAGATGGGGGACTTACCCCAGCATTCCCACCCGCGGTGCCAGCGGACCCCAATTACTTCCTTCGGGACCAATATCTCGTCAGGAAGTACGAAAACGACCCTGATTACCTCTATGAGAGGATGTCCTTTTTCCAATTGGATGATGGGGGGGACCGGAGTAGGATTTCTTCCTTCTGTGATGGGTCCAAGATGAGTGGTGTGGGCTTTTCTGGCACCACATTCTCAGAGAACTTCGTGGGGGTAGGTCAGGTGGACCGGGGCAGGGGCCCAGGAACCTCCAGGTTTGTGCTATTTGCCTCAGGTGGGGTAGCTGGTGGGGCAGATGGGGAATTGGGGTTAATCGGACCTGCTATCTACACGGCTCCATTTTCGGGAGACCCCAACCCGGCTGCAACAGGGGTGGGACCGGCAATGTTGTACCCAACTGCCCCTGCCACGGGTACAGTTCCAGGTGTGGATACAGGAGCCATCTACCGGGAAGTCACTTGGATTCTTCGGTACGGGGCGGCCCCTGGGGCAATTCTCACGGATAGCGACCCCCCTGCTCTCGTGGCCGCGCTGTAACGGCCTTATAGGAACCAGTAGTCATGGCACGATACTTTGATCGAATCAAGAAGGCCCGGGAAGCAGTCAAGATGGGTTTTGGCTTTAGCCACACCGACCCTATCCCTACTATGAAGGGCAAGTACATCCTTGAGCTCACGGATTCCCGCACTGGGAAGGTTTTGGAGCATATTGAGAAGGAAAACTTGGTGACTCTTGACGGTGGCGTGCTTATTGCCATGCTGCTGGCTTCGGGGGCTACTCCTACTCCACCTGCTATCCGTGGTTTGACCATGCTGGCAGTTGGGACGGGCGCCACAGGACCCATCCTCAATCCAGACGCCCCAGATAACAGGCAACGCCACCTGAATGCCGAGATTGCCCGCAAGCCCTTCACAAGCACCGTGTTCCGCACCGCAGCAGGTGCAGTCTCCGCAGTCCCCACCAATGTAGTGGATTTCACTACGTCTTTTGGGGAAGGAGAGGCAGTAGGACCCCTCAATGAGATGGGCCTAGTTCGCACAATCTCGATGAACCCAGTAGTGTTGAACCCTGTGGTTTCGGTGTTCCCTACCTATGATCCCAGTTTGGATTTGACTGTGTGCGACATTTTGGTTAACGTAAGCAATTTCAATTTAATTTCGAAGCCGAACACATCCATTTTGACCATAACCTGGCGAATTTCTTGCTGAATTTCAGCCATATGGAGGAACAGAATCAGACTCGGTAATTCTAGACAACGTGTAATCACCCGTACCCCACAGGTAAACGTGGAAAATCAACTGTTTGTGCTCGACACTTCTGTCCTAGTCCATGATCCCGAGTCTCTCTACAGTTACAGGAAGTCCTCGGTGGCAATTCCACTTTTCGTTGTCATGGAGTTGGATGACTTGAAGATTAGCCAGCGTCACGATGTGGCTTCAGCCGCTCGAACTGCTAGCCGACACATTGCAGAGATTGTTGAGCAGGGGAGCCTTCAGGATCCAGGGGGGGTTCTGGACTCCAGAACCAACAGCCACTTTTTCATCATAGGTCAGGACGAGCACTTCGAGGAGCTTCAGAATACATCCCTGTCCCGGAAGATGGACATGCTCATTCTTGGCTCCGCTCTGAAGGCGCAAGAACGGTTCAAGCACCTGACTGTGGTCCTGGTCACCAAGGACGTGAACCTGAGGATCCTAGCGGATGCCAGGGGCCTCAAGACTGAGGATTACCGAGAAGACCGAGTGCATCCGGGAGAGATCCCAACTGGGAAGCATACCCTACCCATCGCGAGCCTGGACAACCTCCAGACCCTCTATGGCACTAAGGCGGAGATGCCCCCTTGGACAGAGGATGTTGTAGATCTGACGGGTGTAGCCCCTAATGAATTTGTACAATTCACGGCACCTGATGGGGAATCCCAGCTCTTCCGAATGGGGAAGGCGTCCCTCAAGCCAATCTCCACCAGGGTCCCCAAGATGAAGTTTGATGCTAAGAACGAGGGGCAGCAAATGGCTTTGGACCTTCTTTTGGACCCCAAGGTTCAATTGGTCGTGCTGATGGGACCTAGTGGCAGCGGGAAAACCCTCCTTTCACTTATGGTGGCCCTACACCAGTTAGACAAGGCATACGACAAAATCATCCTCTCCAAGCCCGTGGTGCCAATGGGCCGAGACCTTGGCTACCTCCCAGGCAATGAGGAGGAAAAGATGGCCCCTTGGATGATGTCCTTCTACGACAACTTGGACCAGCTCTTGACCACAGACAAAAAGGAAAACCAGAAGAAGGGGATCCAAGAGAAAAACTGGGAGCAGTTGCTCCATGCTGGGCAGGTAGAGATCCAGCCCATGCACTCAATTAGGGGCAGGTCTATCCCCAAAGCATTCATGATCTTCGACGAGGTTCAGAACACATCGCCCCATGAAGTCCGGACTATCGTTTCGAGGGCGGCTACGGGTACAAAGGTGGTGTTGTGTGGGGACCCATCTCAGATTGATGACCCCTTCCTGGATGCCCTTAGCAACGGATTGGTTCATGCTGCCACAGTGACCAGAACCTCCCACATCGCTGGAGCCGTATTTTTGCCTGAGGGGGTCCGTAGCCCCTTGGCAGACCTCGCTGCCTCGATGCTCTAGTGGTATGGTAAGGGGAAGCGAAACTAATGGTCCTATCCACCTGCCTCCAATAGCTGCCCATGCCTACTTTTCCCAAGTTCTATAACACCGTAGTCCCCTCGTCAGTTTCCCGAAGCCTGGATGCCGGGGAAGCCTCCTGGGACACACTGCTTGCTCAATCGGGAAGGCCAATTCTCGATGCCGACCTGAACCTTACCCAGGACGTGGGCGGATACAATCGGGTTTTGCTGGCTAGCCGGTCCCTGCCATCGGGGTTTTTCCGGGGTCAGGGTATTGGATCCTCTTTCAGTGACTACAGTTTCTATGGTGCTCCAGCCCCGGCTGATGCCAACAAGTTTGAGTTGGGGAAGCTCCTCGCCATAGTTGCTGGGATGCCCGTGGCAGTGGAATACACGGGAACTACCACGCCGGGGGCCAATGTCATCACGCTCCCGGCGGCCCAGGCATCTTCTGGAATCGCCCCCGACATTAAGACCACCGATTTTGTGTTCCTGGAGGTTTGGCGTGCCCAAGTAGCCCCCTCCCCCCGAGCCCGAGGTACCATTGAGATTGTCGACCCTCAGGTGATTGCTCCTGGGGATACCACTACCATTGATGCCACTGCTGTAGCAGGCCCAGCGGTTACGTTTGTGGCCGATGGTGGCGGTGCCACAGGATTTGCTATTGGTGCTAGTGCGAATGCTACGGCCACCAATCTTGTGGCGGCAATCAACAACCCCGCAAATGGCCTCTATCCAACCTACGTGGCTGCCCGGTCTCTGCTCTCCAACACCGTCATTGTGACGGCCACCTTTGGGGGGGTTGCGGGGAATGGGATTTTGCTCGCAGAGAGCACTGGCGGAATCAATATTGTGGTCTCCGCTGCTACTCTATTGAATGGTGCAGATAGGACCAACAAACCCAATCAGAACGCGATTTACCGGCATGGAAATGTTGGCAGCCCGTCTGGTGTCAATCTTACTGACGACCTTGTGGACCCGGTGTTGAATGTTGAGACCACACAGAGGGTTCAAATCCAATATCGTCTCAGGGTGTACTCTGACTTGGCTCTCGGGGTAAATCCAAAGTCTCAGCCAGATGCCTTCAGCAATGTGAATATCTTGGCCCAGGGGGCACAAGGAGCCCCTGTCGCCACATACCCCTTCGTTCCGGCAGATGCCGCCACAGTAGTGGCAAACTCCGATGCTACGGCCTATGGGTTTGAGGATGCGGGCCTATACCTCGCCGGGGATGGGTCTTCCGCTGCTTCGACGGCATTGGGTTCCGTGGATGGGTTTGTGTATGCCATTCCGGTGTGTTTTGTGTTCCGCCGAAACGACGCCACGGCAACAGGGGGCTTCAGCCCAGCGGCTAATGCTAATGGGGGGATTAATTTCACTCACGTGGGATTTGCCAATACCCACATTGACGTGGCAGGACCAGTAGCGATTGCCGCTGGGAAGTCTGACCGTCCAGATGGGCTATTCCACGACCTGATTGATGCAGTGGATGTCCTGGACCTCCGTAGACACGTGACCCCACCCGGGTATGACTTTGCCTCAGAACTCAAATTCCAGTCACAATCCCTGATGGATCAGACCAATTTGACGTGGCAAGTGGATGCCTCCGACGTGGGCCTAATAGGTAACGGCTCTGGAGGTCAATCTACGACCCCCATGTACTGCAACGAAGTGGGACGGGCTGGGGCCCCCGGGTTTGCTGGAGACTTCATCCGGGAATTTGACCATGTGGCCAGAAGGTTTGCTTCCCAATCCGTGGTTGAGCAGATCGTGTTTGAGGTTCTTCCAACCGGGGCGCACCCAACTGGAATCACGGTCACTAAGGCTGGGGCCAGCGTTCTCTCTTGGTGTGAGGGGGATGTCATTGACATTGATTTCAGCCTTCTTGAGGCATCTTCCCTCCAGGATTGGACCATTCCAGTAGGTGGTGCCCCCAAGGTAAGTGCCGCATGGCCTGTGGGGACCCGTGTTACAGATGTTCTGACAGTGTTTCACGATGATGGCCATGATACGGTAATGGTTGATCAGGCCACCCAGCTGGCCTTGGTGACAGGAGTGGGCACGGACATCATCTCTTTGACCTTGGACTCGAATCCATCAGTTATCAATGATGGCGGCATAGGGGTGGACCATCCTATGGTTGACGACCCTGCCCTAGATGGGGGATCAACTCGGAGGTTGTTTATCGAGTTGGAGGTCACTTATCCAACAGGAGCAGGTCTTCTGCATACTCCTGACACCACGCTCACTCCCAGTGCGTCGTCCGGGTATCTGCCGTATGATGGGGGGTCTGTGGTGGAGCAGGATTCCACACAACGTCCCCCAGAGATGGATGTTACTTGGGTGCCAAACCCCAAGTTTCGATCTGACAAGCGGGAAGTCCTGTTGGAGCAGAAGTCTACGATCTTCCTTGACTCTATTGTTACCCGAAACACCACAAAGGTGTATACCCCTCGTCGTATTCAGACAGCAACAGGTCTGTTGGCAAATGGGGCACCGCCCGTCACTCCGGCTATTGGAAGTGCCTCCAGGGAGCTTACCTTGGCCGCCGCGGTAGCGGGTCAAGTACTAATTGCGGTGACCTATGTGCCCCAAGATCCAATTCCCAATGCGGGTGCGGGCCTCGGGTATCAGCTTGACGTGTACTACACAGCCGTGGCCCCACAGACCTGTGGGATTCAGTTGGGCGGGCCTGTGGTACTTCCAACCGAAATCACTTTGGAGCCGGTAGCCGTATTGGACAATGTGTGGACGGGGCAAGTGGGCAAGGGATCCACAGATGATTCTTTCCCATATGGTAGTCCCATGGAGCAGGTCCCAACTGTAGACATTGGGGCGGGCTTTCCCAAAGAGTGGTACTTCTCGGCAACCGCTGATGTGGCCATCACGGACTTCAATGCTCAGACAGGTCTTCTGACGCTCCATTCGTTGGTGCAGATGGACGGGTCCAATACGATCACCCTTGGCAACACCGCTCCACTTGGACGTGGCCCTCTGACTGATGGCGAGTTCCGGGCCTACTATGATTACGCCAACTATCTGGGGTACAAGCCCACCGCGATGGCCCAACCCCTGTCAGGTGCAGTCCGTCACAAAGTGTTCACGACAATGCTTGTGAGGAGTACCACCTCAAACCTTCTGTTCCGGAAGGGGGAGTTGCTGTTGGTGGTGATCTCAAGGTTCGCAGACCTCGATGCGAACAACAACATTGCCTTCACGGATCTACCAGCCATTCGAACGGCTGCCTCAATCTACCGCACCAAGAACCTCCTGCTCACGACTGGGAACTAAAGTCCATGCCCCGCACTGTAGACCCATCGACGATCGCTACTGGAGGGGGATTCACGCCTCCTTCTGGAACTAACCAAACAGTAAGTGGGGATTTGACAGCTCATATTGAGAGCCCTGCGGGGGCGCATCCCGCCTCGGCTATCTCCGTGCTGGATCCATTTGACAGGTTTACTTTGGGGGAGGATGTAGAAACATCTCTGGATGAGCTGGCAGCCCTGATTCCACCGGCAATGGGTGGGGTGGGAAGTTCTGGCGTCGCTTGGTTGGGGTCCGCTAACTCAGGGGCCCCAGATTGGGGAATCCTGAAGCTCAATGATGGGGCATTAGCTCCCACCCTTAATCCCGTAGCGGATGTTGCCGCTGTGTACCCGTATTACTATCGGGCGCCAGTATCCGAAACCGGAACCGGGGTAGACATCGCCAAAGACCCCATGTTCAATGTGGCCGATGGCGGATATGATGGTGGGGGGGTGGGTCTAGCCCACGCAGCTTTTGTAACCGTGACTCAGGGCCTGGGGGCTGCGGATGGGTACCCCACATGGCGACTTTTCAAGTCAATTGCTAATCCTTCGGCTGTTGTGTCGGGGATTTGCTCCCCGGCAGACAGGGGAGTGCTGGCGTTGGTGAAGTGGCCCTATGGAGAACCAGCTACTCCAGCGGCACCAGCCGCTAACATTGCTGATATCCAAGCTCGTTGCATTGCGGCTATTCTACTAGGAAAGGGTCTGCAGGATGGGGCTGATGGATTGCCCGGGGGTATCTTCTCGGAGGCATCGGGGTCTCAACGAGCATTTGGCAGCCTTACAAATGTCGCTAATCCGGCGGCACCCTACACAATTACAATTGGCCTTCCGGGGGGGCTTACCTCTGCCATATTCACCGCAACCGCGGGTGCCCCGACAAACCCCCTAGAGTTCCAAGTAGGAGGTGGGGTGGCCGCCACTGCGACTAATCTCTCGTTGGCCATCAATAGCCTGTACTACCCCAATACCTTTTTCGCCATTCCCGTTGCGGGTGTGGTAGAGCTACACCTAGCCAGTCCGGGAACCATAGGCAACTCTGTCACTTTTGCAGACTCGTCTGCCACCTATGTGTTGGTAGCCCCAACGGGCGGGACCGATGTTGTAAGTAGTCCTTACAACTTCCCCGGGAGAGCTGCCGGTCAGTATATGTTGGATGAACTCCAGTCAGGGGTGTCCGTAACCGCAGGCACAAACCCGTTCACACTTGTTGCAGCCGGTCAAGTTCGTTTACTCACGGATCCCAGCGCAGTGACATTTGCTCCCGCCGTCACGAATGGGGGACTACCCGTGTTTGGCGGCACAGCTAATTCAATCGGCACTACGGTGGTTCCCTCCCTGCCATCTAGTATTGGGATTGGGGGTGGTACGAACGGGAACTTTTTTGCCTACCGGCTCCCGTACCTCAAGGACTACTCCACCGTCTCGAATCTTCCCTACACACCCACAGTTGAGAAGGCTAGATTTACAGACAAGCTCCTCCCAGCACTGGGGGGTGCCGGTACCTTGGCACAGGCCGGTAACTATGCCAACTTCACTGCCGACTTCTGGTCCTACCAACTGGCTCGGTATCGGCATCGATTTTCTCTTGCAGTAGGGGCAGTAGCGGATCGACGAGACGACAACTATGCCCTTGTGCACTTCAAAAAGGAAGCCTATTTTGAGTCTTATGTGAGAGATGGTGTGGTGCCCTCTGCAAGTCAGGTATACTCCACCAATTTGGTGGATTGGACGGGGAACAGCTCTCCTTTCGACCAGCTAGATAACCTGATTGACCCCGCAGCTACGGCAACAGTGGCAGCCCCCTATGGGGCACATCGGTCTGAGATATTGGAGGACAACGATGGTACTGCGGTCCCGGCCCCTGTCACTACCACGTATACCCTGGGGATAGGGGCCAACAACCTTATCTACTACTCAGGCGTGCAATACTACACCCCTTTGGATCGGGTAGCGGATACGGCTGCGGCATCCATTCAGGTGATGACTTTGGACTTCACCGGGGCGTTCAAGAATAATGGATACCGCTCGCATGATAAGGTTCCGGTAGCGGGTCCGCTGGCAGCTGACCAGAGGCGATTTGCGCTGAATCAGAATTTGGGATTTCTGTCCCTGTCCTCGTTTGCCTATGAGGGAACCGAATCTCCTGTTGCCTCTAACATTGTCAGTACTTCGGCAGCCGTTACCCTGTTTCCCGGAAGGCTTGGGGAGTTTCGCCGACAACGTGTAGAGTTTGGATTTGCAGATCTGTTTGCTGGAGCCACAAATCCCGTTACTGCTAGCCATCTCTCCTACACCTTCAACGTAGCAACCCTGCCTGAGGGGTTCAATTTTTTCGGGGATACTACCACCCCCTCGTTCACTCAAGATGCCAAGGTGAGGTTTTTCATTCGGCGTCCCCTTGTCGTCGATGGGGCCACGGGATTCTCGATGCCTTATGTTGGAGGCAATACAGCATCCAACCGAGGATTCACCCTGACGGAGGCTTCAGGAAAACCAATCCTGTTCCACTCGATGCAGGAGGGGTCTTTCACGGCCATCGTGCCCTATGGCAATGCCTCCGTTTTTGGTAGTGCTACGGCGGCTATGGGACCAATTAAAGACACCCAAGAGAGGTTCTTGGATGAGGTCTATAGGTATCCAGAAGACTGGGCCCCTTTGGTTGGTGGTGTAGGTACTCCCCAGGCGATTCTTCAGGGTCCTGGAATCTCAGGAGCCCCTGGAACAATTGGGGCCATCAATGTTCTTGTGAGGCCTGTTCAGGCTGATCCAAATTGGCCTGGGTGGTACTTCCAGAGCCTTCACATGGCCCCTTTGTCCAACATTGCTCCTTATGACAAGGAAGCACAGGTTGCAGGTCTACCAGCGCGTAATCCAAATTACAGTGAGGGGGTGGAAAACCCTTTCCCCTCCCGTGGCCTTCTCATCTATCCACAGAAGGATTACACCGGGTACCTACCAGTAGGACCCAATTACACTGGTCTGACTGGAGAGCGTGTATTCGTTCGGGCCCTCAATGCCGGGCCAGTAACTTCACCCGCCACTACCACGGCATCTCTCAGAATTCATGGGTTACAGTATGCAGACCTTACTGGCACTCCTCCCGGGGGGGCCGGTATTGCGGTTATGGTTAAGGTACCGGGCCTTACAACCTGGATGGATGTTGGAGAGGAGAACGGGGCAGGTCCCGCTGGAAAGCAGGATGCTGCCTTCGATGGGGCTGGATGCCATGAGGCGCATACGGACGGTACAGAGTTGAGTTCTCAGACCGTCTACTGTGATGTGATTCTCAACCTTGGCTTTGGCCTGTTTGATAATGGGGCTGGTATGTGCCCTCTCTTGGTGAAGGTCATCCTCAAGGATAACGCAACCAGTAAGGGCCTCAACTTCGAGCAAGGTGGGGAAGACGGCGTGACCACATCATGTCGCGGACTCATTGGAATTGACATTCTGTAGGTTGCACGGATTGCAACACGGTTTCTACGCTCTAAGGTGTAATAGGTAATAGGCACCGTGCTACAATACGTGCCACACCACCAAGATCAATGGACCCCAGAATTCATCAGGACGTTGCCTGTCACTCTGTAGACCCCTTGGTACGGTGGATAAGGTGTGTAGAACACATCTTCCCCTGACAACCTAGGAGCTTTTCTTGAGCGACCCAACACGCGATTTGACACGTAAGGTACATCGGGAATCAACAGAACGCAGGGAACGCCGAGAAGCCCTTGAGAAGTGGCGGGCAGGTAAAGGTCCTAAGCCTCCACCCCGAGCCAAGTATCCAGGGGAAGTGGGTGTGGGGGAGAGGGTTAGGCCCAAGATTGAAGGGGGCACCCCAATAGATCCAGTGGTGACTCATGTTGAGAAGCGTGACTCCCGACGACTCAAGAAGGAGTGTGAGACTCTTGTTGAAATGTTGAGGGCGGAGAGGGAAAAGACGGCCTTTTTGGAAAAGATCGGGCGCCCCATCACCCCAAAGATCATTAGGATGGAGAAGACATCCGGGCTCAGAGAGCAAACTGCCGTAGTGCTCGCGAGTGACTGGCATGTCGAAGAGGTGGTGGAGGCTGTAAAAGTGTCCTATCGCAATAGCTACAACCTAGAGATTGCGGAAAAAAGGATTCATAGGTTTTTTACTGGGATTATCGATCTGGTAACTCACCATCGTGCATCCAAAAAGGTTGTGATTCGGGATGTTGTTCTGGCTATATTGGGAGACCTGTTGACCGGGTATATCCACGAAGAAAATTTAGCCAACAACGAATTGTCTCCTGTAGAGACTGTAGTGTGGCTGCTTCCTCACCTAACGGGTGGCATCCAGACTTTGCTGGACAAGTTGGACCTCCGATCTATCAGCATCCCGGTGAGCCGTGGTAATCATTCTCGCCTCACGAAGAGGCAGATGATTACCACGGGACCTGAGAACAGCCTTGAGTACATGATGGGGAAGATTTTGGAGCGGCATTTTGCCAAGGACCCAAGGGTTACATTCGACACATCCAAGTCTATGGACCAGTTTGTGGAGGCATACGACTTCACACTGCACTTCACACATGGGGACCAGATCTCCTATGGTGGAAATGTGGGGGGCATTTCTATCCCCCTGTTGAAGAAAATTCCAGCATGGGATGATGTACGATACGCACATCTGCACCACATTGGCCATTTCCATTGTCAGACTGATCTTGGTCGGGTGATGGTCAATGGGTCGTTGATTGGATACAATCCTTTCGCCAGATGGATCTCGGCCAAGTTCGAACCCCCACAGCAAACCTTCTACGTGCTAGATGCTAAGAGGGGTAAGTGCCATGTTACACCTCTTTGGGTAGATGAGATGCTGGGTAACAACCCTAAGGTTATTCGATGAGTGTACCTCTGGGAACCAAAAGATGTGGGCAGTGTGGCCATGAAGGTCCCCTTGTTGACTTCAGTGTAGATAAGGCCAGAAAAAACGGTCGTAACCCCTATTGCTTAAAGTGTACCGCACAGAGAAATGTTCTTCGATACGAGGCATGTAGGGCCGATGGGGTGTGCACTAAGTGTGGAGCCAAGCTATCAGAAAATGGAGCCCCCATACCCTCACTCTGCGTTTCCTGTACAGAGAAACAGAGCTCCAGGGGCAAAGATCGTCGCCTGAAGAGAAGTGCTGAAAGGATGTGCTTTTCATGTGGCAAAAAGGTTGATGGTGGTGGTTCCTGGAAGTTCTGTAAGGAATGTAGGGATAAGGGAAGGACATCTCAAAAGGCATTGTATGCTAAACGCCGGGAGTCTGGTCAGTGCCTACATTGCGGGGAGATATCAGTTGCATGGGGCCTATGTCGTAAGCATGTCCTTCAGGACATGGCCAGGACACATCTTAATGGGGTTTTTGACTGGGTCATACTTGATACTCTGTGGGAAGCTCAGAATGGGAAATGTGCCCTCACAGGTGTGGATTTGGTATTGGGGCATGGAGCTGCTGTAGATCACGTACTTCCTAAGAGTCGGGGAGGTCTTAAGGAGGTTACCAATATTAGGTGGGTCCATAAGGATGCGAATTATGCAAAGGGAACAATGACGGACCATGAGTTTTTTGACCTATGCAGCAGAATATGTGAGTATGCCGACAATCGACCCAGGGCGGGGGTACTGCGGGATGCAATGGAAAGTCTAATGATTAGGAAAAACGTACACTTACGGGGAACGGGGAAAGCCCATAGTGACCCAAAATAGCCTGTGGTGTACCAAAATGACCCAAACCATGGCCTTAGCTATTATGGCCATTGACACCGATAGGTAGTAACCCGAAGGAACCCAATCCATGACGGCCATAGCAGCCATAGAAACCGATGAGGGGGTCTGGATCTGTTCAGATGCCTTCATTGGTGGGGATGATTGGGCTGATACATTGGCGAAGCCCAAGTGGACTTGTTCCAAGGGGCTTGTGGTGGCTACTAGTGGATCAATGCGGGTTGGGCAGTTGGTGGAGCGGGTTTACTTGACAGGGAGGAGAAAGGTTGGGGAGTCTGAGGAGGTCTACTTGATGCGGGCTTTTGCGGACCCAGCCAGGGCGGCCTGTGTAGAAGCTGAGATCCCCAAGGCAGACTTGGAGGGTTTTAATGCTCTGGTGGTCTACCAGGGGAAGATCTACTTGATTGACTCAGACTTCAGTGTCCAACGGTCATCCTGTCGCTACAATGCGATTGGGGCTGGCTCCGCCCACTGTATGGGGTCTTTGTTCTCGACCTTTGGGGATCCCTGTAAGAGGCTGGAAACGGCAATTGAGTCAGCTGCTAAGCACCATCCTGCTGTGAAGGGTCGGTTCCCGGCTATGTTCATCCCCCTCAAGGGACCAAGGCTGGGGCCTTAGAGTCCCAGGAGACCCAGGAGCCCGGAGGGGTCTGGCCTATCTGACTTGGCTTCTGGTTTGGGGGGTGCTATTACGGGCTGTTGACGGGGGGTAGGAGCCCTACCAGGAGCCCCTAGGGCCATTGCTGCACGTAGGAGTGGGGAAGGGCTGGATGCCCCTCCTAGGAGCTTTAGTACTTCACTCCGAAGCTCTGAGCATGGGTCCGGGACTAATTCAGCATTGGTGAGTTCTGCCCCCTTGAATCCCACCTGATTTTCCTGGAGGACCTGTTTGAATGCCTTGGCACAAGGGTCGCAGTACGCTTTGGGGTCTTCATCCCCCTCGAAAACGGCTACCCGACAGGTAGCAGGGGTGCCATCCCGACAAAAGCGGCAATCCAGTTTCTTGGGGGCAGTCTTTTTGGCCACGTGGTTTACTTCTTGGTCCAGCGGTAGATGGATGTGGCGTGGTCGACGATGACTTCGGAGTCGAAGCCACCTGCCTCGGCGAGAGTGTCAAACTCCTCCGGGGAGATCCACCAGAACGAGGTGGTGTGGGGTGGCATTCCCTCACAGATCTGGACGTGCTGGATGGTAGACTTATCGGTCAACCAGGACATCTCCACGTACCTTCGGCCTTGGGAGGTATATGTCTTGGGAATGGGGACCGTATCCGGACACTGGTTGAAGGTGTTGAACACGAATGTTCCCCCTGGCCGAAGGATGTTGCCCAAGTCCTTGGCGGAGAACTCATCGAGCCAGTAGTTGACAGCCTGCTTGCAGAAAGCGACATCCCATAGAGGGCTCTGTTGTCCTTTCAGGTAGCTCCCCACATCCTTGTTGATGATCTGGAGGGCTCCTCGGCAGGATGGGTCAAGGTTTGGGCGGGTCATCTCGAAGGATGAGTCCACGATCTGAACGGTGCCCGCTCCCCTCTTCCATGCCTCAACCGCCAGTTCCCCGGCGCCCCCACACAGGTCGAGGATATTACGTCCCTTCAGGTCTCCAGCCAGTTCCAACATCTGATGGATACGTTCGGGCTTGAGGTAGCGGGCATACAGCCGTTGGTAGACTACGTTGCTGGGATAGTTCATTGAATTACCTTCATTTGGGGGTCGGGAAATAGGAAGCAGCCATGGCCTTCGATGTTGAATGGTTGGGAGACGTCTCGATCCGTGTCCCGCACCGTACCGGGCGGGGCATACGGTTGTGTGGGAAGATTGGGCCATTGGACATGACCATGCACAACGCAGTGCACATCAGGATTGGCCTGTAGGATTCTAGCAAGTAAGGGGGCATTCAGGCTCGCCTTGGGTCCTTGGCTGGGATAGATGACGTGGTTATTGGGGGCCGTTGTGAACCGGGTAAAGGATGCCAACTCGTTCTTACCCCTGGAGGTGGTCAAGAAGGTTCCGCCTTGGCTACGCATAGCGATGGAACCGAAACGTAGCTCACCATGAGTTGGAAAGAATGTGGTTGGATCACATGTGGCTGAGAAGGTAGTCAGGGCATCTCGAAGTTGGGCTTCCTCCTGTGGGGTGGGCGGGAACATGATGCCCGGCTCTGAGCACCAATAAGTATCGGCCAGCATCGCCTGAATGAACCCAGCTAGCTGATTGGCTTGAAGTGAGTGGACCCCACGTTCCCTGGTGACGATGAACTTGGCATCCAGGTTGCTCGCGTCGTTGGCAATGATTGCTTGGGCCTTGGATTCTCGAAGCACGCCCCAAGCTGCCTCGATCAGTTCTTCATGGGAGACACCTGACAGGAGCTTGTAACCGAAGAGCATCGTATTGGGGGCGTGGGTCTTTACATCATCGATGACTCGGGGGGCGATGGTGAAGTCAATTGGGATCCGGTCCCCGGGCTTGAAGTTGTGAGATGGGAACTTCCCCTTCCATGGATTCAGGGGGATCAGGTTGGCTACGGCGGCTCCAAGGATGGTGGCATCGTGCTTGGCAGCAAGGTCTCGCACCTTGTCCCTGTAATCCTGGAATCCATCGTGGAAGATGACTTCGGTCCACTTGGGGATCTTGGTGGCCCCTTTTGCAGTCAGGTAGGTGACGGAAGTACCTGTTTGGTGAAGGTCATCCGCAAGTTGAGCCATCATCCCACCCCTAAATTTGTTCGTGATGATCTTCACGGCGTCCAAGTACGCGTGGACCGGGCCTCCTGTAACGAGGATTTTCTTGGGATTTCCCATGTTTAGCACCCCCCGTTGAGTCTGAAGTACGCCTTGACGAGGTGGCCTACGCACTCGACCACGGTGATGTTAGGGTCATTATGTCCTGTCTTCACGAGCAGTTGGCGGATGGCATCCTCCATGTTGATGGAGTCCTCGATCGATTCGGCCATGGCCTGCACGAGAGCAAGTTCAAGTCCCCTGGGGACGGGCATGGTGCTGAGCTTGGTAGTCATGCTCCCTTTTACGCTCTCAACTTGGCACCAAGGCTAGGGAAAGCACCGTGAATAGATACTTGGGCCAACAAATGCAGGAAATACCGTCGTTTTGGCACTTCCATGAATGGATTGGTGAATGGTTAGGGGGTGGTGGGGTTGGTGTGGGAACTGGCTGGCGAGGAGAGGACCAGGAGGAGGAGATCTGTAAGCAGTGCGGGAAGTCCCCCGGCCATGATGGCAAGCCCTCCAGCATATGCTTGCGGGCCGTCCGTGGGCTTGTTTTGGGCACTGACAAGACCTGAGACCACCCCTGAGGTGCCGTTGACCAGCAAGGGCAAGGCCACGATCTCCGGGATTGAGATTTGGAAGGGGATGTTCAAGTATTGCTCGATTCGACGGATAAGCTCTTGGATCTCCCGAATTCTTTGTTGGAGGAACGAGATCACGTTCAAGATCGCGTTTGAGACTGACCCCAGCCCCCCGACCAGGGTATTTAGGAACCCCTCCAGCTGGTTGAGGAGGCGGCTGTTGACCGCGAGGGGGGACATTCCTACGAAGGGTCTCCAGACTACCCAGTCCCCTCGACGAGATCGAACAACGGACTGATCACTGGTAAGGGACAGGACGCTACGGGCGAGGACATACATCTGGGGTGGGAGGAGACTTCTGGCATACCACACCGATGGATTTCTACTGGTCCCATCATATACCACGGGGGCATGGTCGAAGTTCGTGAGCGTTCCAAAGCCAGACCCACTGAACCGACTGCTGGCCTGTGCGAGGATGTCTGTGCTGGTGTTGCTTCCTAGGTCCTGGTAGGTCCCCGGAAGGGAGTAGACATTGCGGGCGAGCACTGTGGTGTTGGGTGCGGATCTGCCAGCCAACAGGGACCCTAGAATAGTTTGATTTAGGGCTCTGTTCCCTTGGGCACCTGCAATGGTGGTATCTGACCACTGCCAATTGACAAGGGTTTGGAAGGCATCCCGAAACGCTGCAAGTAGCTCGGGGGGGACAGCTCCTTGGGTGGCAATGTATTGGTTGGCCCTAGCTACGACCTTGCCATAGATGTCCGTCACAAAAGCATCGGGAGAAAAGCCTCTCTCTCCGAAGTAGTTGCTGGGGTCATCAATGGCAGCATGTACATTGCCCCGATTGAATACCTCGATGGCGACTCCCTCTAGCCCTGTGGCAACGTATCCGGTATTGGGGATCTGCACCCCTGCGGTGATCGGGTTGGGGTTTGTCAAGTCACTTCGGCTCAAGAGGGTGATGGCAATGGCAGTTTGAATTGCCAATCCATACAGGTCTTGTTCTTGGCTGGGCAAGGTGACCTCAATCACACTACTGGGGATGCCTTTGGCATCTGGCAGGAAATTGCCGGGGGCTCCTGTTACAAGTTGAACTCGTGTCTGGTCGTCGGTACGGTGGGACATAACATCCCATTTGAGCTGCTTGTAGTTGGTTTCGGTGACATCCGCCGTGACAGGAATGACCCTAGCATATATGGTCGTAGGGACTGTGGCGTGGGCAGTGTCAAGGACACCATCTACAAATGGGCAGTACTGGGGCAGGTCTTCTCGCCGGAGTTCAAGGCTGTAGGAGCCCCCAGAGATTGCCTGCGACAGGATGTTCTGCTGGGGAACAAAGAAGGTACGCTGATTGTAGTACTTGGTGGTCCCGTTGGACTGCTCTTCTGTGCTGAAGGGCTTGTGCAATACTTCAGGGGAGTTCAGGTCCCGGAAGAAAAACACCGGGGTGGACCCGGGTCGAACTGCACCGTCCACAAACAGGGAGCTGTCCCACAGGTTGGACTCATCGAGGAGCACTGTATCATCGCCCCCAAAGATACGCAGTGGCTGCCCTGTGGTGCCCTCCTGATAGACACCTGTCATGTAGGCCTGAGCACCTGTCTCAGAGCCAGTCCCATTGGGACCCGCTGTGCCCGATGGGGCAGGGGCGAGGTAGCCTACATAGAAGCCGCTTGGGTAGCAGGATACCTCTACCAGGAAGCCCGCTGGGGGCAGCGAGGGGGCAACATCCTGGTCGGAGGCCCCTGGGGGGGAGGCACATCCCCAAGAGAGGATCGCCGTGTCCCTTCCAAGCATCTGGGATACCGAGACCGCAAGGGCAGCCGGAGAGTTATCCCCTGGGGGGTTTCTACTCGCGAAGAAGGGGTAGCTAACCTGGAGGTTCGAGGCAATTGGGAGGGCGGCACTTCTCCCCGTGGCCCCGCGAATCCCAAGCAGCCTAGAGAAGGCAGAGAGGGTCTGACGCATGGGCTGGAACTTCGTGATGTCCAGTTGTCCATTAGTAAGGAAGGTTGGATCCACAGAAGCATAGATAAACAGTGCCAGGACGGAGCTGGATGTGGAGAACTCGGGGCGGGTGGGGTCATTGCGGTTGTTCAACCGTGTAAGCATCCTCCGCTCATAAGCTGCATACCCACCTTTGAGGTTGTTGTAGTTGGAGAGAAGACTCAAGTCCCCCAGGTTGGCGTAAATGCCTATCTGTCGGAGGTCCACTGCGAAGTTGCGGATGGTGGCAATTAGCTCATTGACCAGTGACCGTAGAATATTGATGGTAGCTGGGATGAAGGTCCTGATGATGTTTAGGATGTTCAGGCCAATGTCCAGGGCGGCGTTCACAAGTTCCAGGACAGAACTGATGGTGCTGGTGATTTGCTCCACTTCTGGGATCACCAGCTGGATTTGCAGACCCCCCCAGGATGCGACCGTTGCTGGCATATTCCTAGTTTCCTAATTCCAATTGGGCACTGGTCTCTGTGATGAGACACAGAAGCTCGGCATTCTCATGGCACTGGTCCATACATCCTTGCAGGTCCTCATTGGAGGCTCCTGATTGGATGACAAGTGCAAATTGGCTGCAAACACCCCTGAAATCTTCCAGGTTTCCGCTGAGTAGAAAACTGAAGTAGCTGTCCACGAAGTTCTGCATTTGGGGGGTCACTGGCCACCTCCGTGCTGGAGCCTGGATAGGGCTTCCGTGGCTTCATCTAGGCGGACCACATCAGCATTGACCTGTTGCTGAAGAATCTCTTTTAGGGCTGTTAGCAGCTCCCGTTGTTTTCCTAGGACCGGGAGTTGCTCCAGGTCTACAGACCCGGACTTAACCCATGTGGGGTTACTGGGGTCAAGGCCCAGGGATTGTAGCTTAGCAATTAGTTCTTCGTTGGTCATCTGGTTAGGAGCTTGACAGACTTGGTTACGGTCAAAGCCCTCTCCTGCTCTGCCTTGCGGGAAGGCAGTTCTTGATCGAAACGTCTGATACCCTCCATAGTACCAGTGGTTCGATGGGTTCGCAGGGTCAACCATGAATATCTTGTCTGGCGAAGTTGATCTCGGGAGTCCAGGGCTTCATTGATGCGATCCACCAATACAGGGCGGTCGGTTTCCCCCGGATCCCAGCCTGGGTCCACGCTGGTTCCTGTGAAGTTTGCATAGGGGGTTGCACTGATTCCCAAGGGTGGGACAAGGGTATCAAGGCGGAAGTCAAGGCCCCAGAATCGACGGTCAAGGATGGAGAGGCCATCACTCACGTTGACGAATGGGGTGATATCCCAGCGGCCGATGAGACCCTCAAGATAGGTTGTATGGAAGACCCCAAGTCCTGACCCGAGGTCAAAAGTGGACCCGAGGTCACTGATGTGGTGGTCCCGCTGGAAGACAAAGTATGTGCTTTCCTGGTTAGCAGCTCCCCGGATCTCTTCCATCCAAGATAGCATTCTCTCTCGCATTGAGAGGATCAGCTCGACCGTTTCCCTTGATAGGAATGGGGAGGGGCGAAGGATGCGGTAAGAGAAGGGGGCTACCGATTTGTAGTCAAGCCTGTAGGAGTTTCCGACCCCAGCAAACGATGTGGGCCGGAGATCCTGTTGCCCTTCTGTGGTTCCTGTGAGCCCAGAGGCATGTACCGTTGGGTACACGGTATATGCCGCAGCGGTCCCAAAGAGGATGTCCCCAGTGGCAGTGTCTCCTGCCAGAAGGTTACCCGTGGCTGTGACTGTAATGCCCTGGGCTGCAATGGCGTCGACCCAATAATAGCCCCGGTTATCGTCCGCTCGGCTTGGGCTGCCAGCAACGTAAGAGGCACCTCTGGAACTAACCCCATTATCTCCAAATGGGCGGACTCCCATTTCCGTCGGGGAGGCGGGCCCTGTGGGTCCTTCCAGTGGCCCCACTGGATCAATGACCACCACATCTCCTACTTGGATGTCGAGGGCAGTGTAGTCCAAGGCTCCATCTGTATCAGCCAGGATGTTTCTCGTGAGGACTTTGCCTCCGGTTTGAGCCGTGTAGTTGGCCGACCTGGAGAGCAGCACGGTGTCTGTAGCAAACCCAAGTAACTCCTCATTGGATTGCTCCTGGGGAACAGGGGGTACCTTGAGGTATATCTCGAACTTGGTCCCTGGGGCAAACGTTACTTTCTTGGATAGCACCAAGGTTATGGTTGATGGGATGTTGAGGATTTCAGCGGTGTCCGAAACCTCACCATTGCTGTCCAGAAACCTCACAACATCTCCAACGTGGAGGTTCAAATCAGGATTCGTAAAGTCACCTAGTTGGGTTGCATGCCCTCCAACAACAGCAACCGGTGGGTAGTGGTTGTCCACGGGCTCAGCGGTCAGTGTACAGATGCTTCCAGAGGATACTAGGGTCTGAACGATGCCTCGACGAATCTCATAGGAAGCCCGAAGCCTCCCTAAACTCAAGGCCAGGGCATCATTCACGGCATGGAATCGGCGTGGGCGCTTGATCTCCAATTGGACATATTCCACCCATGAGTTGTTGACCGGGGGGGCAGCAGCCACGTAGGTAGATAGTCTCCTGGCACCCACTTCTGCAAGAGTGAGAGAGTTCACCGAGTCTACAACGTTGACCCGGTTGAGGGAAAGATCATTGCATGAGTGGGGGACAGAGGGTTCCACATAGATGGCTGCCGCTCCGGAATAATCCACGGTCCAGGTATCCGTTGGCAACAGACAACGTGACCCGGATGGGACAAAAGCCCCTGTGGTGTGAAGAGTGTCCCAGTCCGTGTCATTCAGAACGGCATCCAGAGCCCCTGGAATCTCGTCATATACCGCTTGGTCAAGGGCCAGGAATACATTTGAGCTGGCCTTGTCCTTGGTGTAGAGATTGACTGCAGTCAGTTCGAGCCCTGTGGGATCCAGGGTACCAGTAGCCGCTGCGGCCCAGCCAAGGGGAACCGCTGAGGGTCCAAGGGCTTGGATGGCGCGGAACCCAAATATAGCTATGGGGTCGGGGGCTATAATGCTGGTGTAGCCCGGGAGATTCTCGGGGATACCTGTGCCATGAGGGTTTACGGGTACAATGGTCATACCCGAGACCTTCATCCCGTTTGCAATGGCCGCTGTGAATTGCCCAGCTCCAATGCCTACCCCGATCCCATTTTTGTAGTTGGTGAGGTCGACGAAAGTGCCTGTGCCAGGAACCATTGAGGCATAGTCTGCACTGTAGATGGCTTCTTTGTAGACTCCAGAGGCAGGGTCCAGTAGTTTCGCCTCATCGAGGATGATGAACACCTTGCCTGCACTGGGGAAAGTGTGGGTCTGGGCGATAGGGGCACCGGCCCAATCCTTGAGAGACGTTAGGGCCAGGATCTCTGTTACTACCAAATCAAGGGTGGCCCCCGAGACAACTCCTGTGACGGTTGGGAACTCGAAATCCAACCACCCTCCATTGGGGTCCCCTGTGACCATTGCATAGGTATCCCTATGTTCAAAGGGGGTTGCAACGATGTCTGTGGATTTGATGGTCCCTCGAACCAAATGGGTACCGGCCTTCCCGGAGGATAGGGGGTAGGTGTAGGTCCCGTCGTCATAGAACCCGTGCACAACCAGGGTATCCCCGGGCAGGACTCTATCAACGTCACCCTTGATCACAGCACTGGCAGGAAGAGGGGCAGGCAAGGGGCCAGCCCCCCCAGGAAGAATGAATCGATTGTCCCTGGCGGGCTTGTAGGCCACTCCGGCATCATCTTTTTGGTCGGATATGGCCACTGCATTGAGTATTGCTCCGTTCAAGGCATCTTGCCGGGAAGATGTCAGGGCAGAGAATGTGATACCTGTGGAGTCAATTGCCACGCTTCCATATTCCTCAAATCCCATTACTTTGAGTTGACCAACCCCACCGCTCATGGAACCAATTCCATTGGGTAGGATTCCTGACCTGGAAAGGAAGGTGAAGGGAAGGTTGCCATTCACCTGACTGATGTGATTGGCTGAGGAGAAGGTGGTGACGAAAGTGCCTGCTAGGGTGCTGTATATGGATGTGAGACTATCTCTTGTGGAAAGCTCACATTGAACTGGATCCCCCCCAGTGGTGAGGGATCCACGAGGATATGCTGTACGTGGGTCAATGGGTCCGGAGAGGGTAAGTCGGTCCCCCTCAATTGCGAAGGTGAGGGTGTGAGTGCTGTCAATGTCAATTGCAAACTCCATGGGATAATCCAGCGTAGTGACAGCTCCCACGGTGGTGCTCGGATAAGCGGCAAAGTTGAAGAAGGGTGCAATACTGGTTACCACAAGGGTTTGTGCCCCAAACCCAGACAAAAACACGGCCGCTGTAGGGGCAAAGAGGGAACCGTCAGCACTGAATGTGCAGAGCCTGACATCAGCTGGATTTACAGTTTCCAGGAAGAAAGTGGCATATGCTCCCGGGACAAAGTTATTGGTAACTGGGTCAATGACTTTGATGGTGGCTGTAGTTGGTTTGTCAGCCAACCGGAAGTAGTCATTGAATCCACCCACGGGAGGAGCCAGGGCACCTCCGCCCAACCCGTTGTCCCATACTATCTGTGTGGTAGGAACGCCTGGGAGGGTAAAAGTAGTGACAATGTTGCCGGGGACAGTGGTATCTTCAGATATCATGATTCCAGTTACATGGGTCTGGTCAAACCATGCTTGGATATTGTTGATGGCCAGGGAGTGCCGTAGGCCTACCGTGGTTGCGGACACAAACCTTGGGGGCTCAATGACACTCGTCGCCCCATGGGTCACATCTCCTACTGAGAAGATGCCCGTAGAGCCCAGAGGAAGAGCGGACCCGGTGGCTTCCTCTATCAAGACCAGATCATATCGGTCGACTGTCCCAACCCCTTTGTGGCCTGGGGCGGGGTACACAGCCGCCGAAGGCTGTAGATCCTGTGTGGTAAGAATTGCAGATGGGTAGTCGGGGTCCGTGGAGTCAACAATTCCAGCATTGTCTAGAATTTCATCGGGATAGACCGCCTCAACTGCGTAGACTGGGTACCCAATGGGTGGGGGGTTATCCACGACTGGGTCAATGCTGTCCAGGGTGATGAGATCAATCCCTATTGGAAGCACCTCTCCCAACACATCCAGTTCGGTGTTGTTGATACCGTAGTAGGGCAGGGAGTAGTCTCCAGAATCCAGTTTGCTTTCCCCTTGGAGGGCGGGGATATTGGATGGAAGCACATCCCCATTTTGGAAAGAGACTTGGGCCTCAAGGTTCGACAATGGGGATGGGGGACGTTGCCCCAGAAGTTCCTTCAGGCCGAAGATGTTGGGATCACTGAATGAGGGGAGCGTAGCATCGGTCAACTCTCCCGTTCGGGGAATGAAGTTGATGTCTGTGCCCGTTCGATAGGATGGCAGGGATCCGACAAGGCTGTCGAGTTGAGCGGTTGTAGGAGGGTCAGATAGGGTAATGGGCCTCCCTGTTGTGGGGACCACGAACAAGCTGTCCCCGCGTTCCGCCGTGAAGGGTGCCCCCACCGTGGGTGCTGAAAGAAGTACCAGAGATGTGGGAACGGTGATCTGGACATCCACACCAGCAAGGTCTTTGCTCTTGAGGATGATCAAACATCCTTGCAGGATGCTGTCAACGAATATCCCTGCATATTGGAACCCAGTGCCAACAGGGATTGGAGTCCCGGTGTACCCGAGCTGGTAGACAGAGCCATTGGGGGTACCAAAAGCCAGCTGGTCCCCAGCTTTGAAGGGCGGAGTGTGAAGGGTAGGGTCCCCTGTGTTCAGGTCGGGAAGCTTGGCTAGGGACGTAGGGGGTACAGACGCTAGTTGCGAGATGTCTGGCAATCCATCTGGTAGTAGGGGCAATTGGTCCAACGGAAGAACCGTGGCTAGAATACTGGGGAACCCTGTGGACCCAGCGTCTACAGTAGGGAAACCTGTTGGGGAGTACGCAAGGATCCTGGCTCTTGCCAGTCGATCCTTGACTTCTACTCCAAGGACATTGGTAATTGCCCCCCGGACTGGGTTGGCCAATCTGGCGATGACTTTCCCGTTGGTGGATTGAATGGTCAACCCACCATTGAACAGATCCCCCATGATTTTGCCAGCTGAGTAGACCCCGTTGTTTCCCGTGGTGGTGGCTCCAAGTCCGGGTTCTGTAGTCGTGAAGGCTGTGGTTCTCTCCCCAAATAGGCGAGAGAACGGGGAGGCTTCCCCGAGACCCTGGTAGGTGCCGTAGGATGTCGTTTGGAAGTAGACGAATCCTGCAAGAGTTGTTGTAGTACCCCGCAGTCCCGTGAGCACGACGTCATCCACGTCATTTTTGATTCCTTTGGGTTGCAGCCCCATCAGGAAACTCATAGCCTGCGGGTGCAGGGCATTGCCAGTGGGGCGCCCTTTGGAATCGGTGGTGGCGGTTAGGGGGTCAAGAATTGGGTCAGCCGCGATGAGCCGAATGGTTGGCAGACCTGTGCGGTAGGACATCCACACGTCAAACCACACGTTGCGGTCATTGACTGCACCAGTGATGGCGTCTTCATATCCAGGGGGCACCCATTGGTCTCCTGTGCCCATCCACAAACGTAGTTTCCCATCCCGATCCCCAATTGGATTGCCACTTAGGGTCTCCAGCACCTGCTCAAAAGAAGTGACTAGCCCATTGAAGTATCTCAGGAAGGTACGGGTTACCCTATCCCTGGAGACCAGATCCTGCCGTTGTGAAACGATGCCTGTGAGCCCTTGTGCGGATGGGGCCGGTGACTGAAATCCACCCACAGCGGGGTTGCTTCCTGGCAATTGGGCACTTGCATTGCTGGTAAGTGACGCTGCGGTCTCCGAGATGTATTGAGATAGGGGGACGGAACGGGCATAGAAGCTGTCGGGCGAATCAAACGTGAATGTCCCCTGTAGGATCCCATGGATACGCCCATTGGCTTCTGAGGGGGGATCAAGGTAGCTAAATGTTGCCGAGACCCGTGGGTATTGAACGGCTCCGCGGTAGATACCTGGGGAGAGGGTGGTTACGTCAGTCCGATAGAACTTCAGGGATTGAAGGGATGCAAGTCCTGTTAGCCTTGGGGCCAGGAAGGAAATATGGCCCGAGTTGGTGTCAATGTTGAAGTCTCTTCCCTCGACGAGTGTTCGTCCAGGTAGCAAGGTAGCCCCATCCATCTCACCATAGAGGACAACCTCATAGGGTTCCGTGGGAAGGAATCCTCCTGGACCTAGGAACGTCGATGCTCCGCTTGGATAGACCGGTCTGGCGGACACTCGAATACGATTGGCAGGGAGGGCCACGGACCACACGAATTCCATCGGGGAGGGAGACCCGAAGGTGACGGTCGTGTATCGGCCATCGGGAGTGAGCTCTGATTTGACAATCAAGAACGGGATCCCAAACATCTCCAGCATGAACCCGGCCAGCATGTACCGGGTGAAGTCACCCTCAAATTGAACAGTTGTATCCCCTACTGCTACCGTCTGAAATACGGGGATACTGGCCAATCCAGCTAGTACCGTAAGTTCTGGTAGAAACCCAGCATCCGCACTGGGAACAGCGGTGGGGGTAGCCCCTGTGGGATCAATGAGGGGGGTCACGGGCCGGTCGGTCAGGAAAGTGAGTGGGGTCTCACTTGGGGCCAGGGTGCCTGCATTTGTGGCGGGAGCTGGGAAAATCGTGACTGTGGTGCTATCTGAGGCGGAGACGTACGTGGCAGCACGAACGTACGTAAGGAACCCCCCAACGCGAAGTTGCTTACCCAGAGTGATCGTGGAGGTTCTGTTCCCAATGAAACTTAGGGTGCCCTGATTCTTGGCAATGTTGAAGGGTGGCCTCCATACAGGGGCCTGAGATACTGTGTATGAGGTCTCGCCCCCAAATGCCTCGTAGACGGCATAGCTGATCATTACTCTAGAGGTAACGTCTACGGGCTGCTTCAAAGAAAGGGTGTTGTTGGTCCATGTGACTACTACCCCAGATGGAACCCCATAGGACACTAGCTTGGTGTCAACATAAACCTGGGCCTCAACGGTCGACTCAGTTGTTCGACTGGTTGGATTGAAGCTATACAGGCGATCGGAAACTCGTGTGGCTAGCTCCCGACGGACATACAAGGGGAGGAATTCCCTGACTTGCACAGTAGCCCCAGTGCTGTCCAGGAATAAAGCTCCCGAGTCTGGCACTGCCCGGTAATATTGGGCCTCAACGAGCTGCCCAGCCTTCAAGGGTCTGACGAAGGTGAAGGATCCCAGGATGGGGTTAATGTAGACGTTCTCCAATTCCTGTAGAACTGCAACATAGACGTTCTTGTCGACGTTGGCGGCAAGATCCACACTTGACAGGCCCAGTTCCCCAGTGTTGGGGTCTACTTCTGCGGTGCTCGTTCCAATGCTGGCAGCAGGTAGAACGGTTTGCAGGTAGGTCACCTGAGCGGAGTCAAAATCTGCCAGCACTGTGCTGCCAAATTTGAGTTCCCCTATCACACCTACAGTGAGGTACTCAATGTTTGCCCCGGGGTCAGGGGAGAAGGCTGCCACAGGGAGAAGATCCGTGCCTTGAACGAAGGTTCTGGTACCTACTTGGACGGTGAAGGACCCAGTGGTGAATCTGGCTCCTGTGCTGGGAATGATGAGTGACCCATTGACCATCGTTCCAAGGGGGGTACTGGTGAGCACCGTAACGGGGATGTCAGCTCCAGTACGGTCAAAGCGAATGGTGAGGGATTGGCCAGAGTTGACGGTGGGGACATCAAGGGGGTCAAGGGCCCCCCCGGCCACTCCTAGAAGGGTAAGAACACGAACCTCAAAAGGCTCATTGGGTAGGGGGCTGAAGTCCTCATAGACGATGTCCGCAATGACGGAAGGGTCTACATCGCCTGGGGCGACATTGCTATAAAGGACCCAGGAGACATTTTGGCTCCCGTCTCCATTCACAAACGGCGGTGACACTCCAAGGGTGGTGGCTCCAACTGATGTGACCGTGTAGGAGCCTTGATCGTTTCCTGATATGGCTTTGACCCGATAGCCTATTTGTGCGGTGCCGGTGAAGGTAACAGATGTGTCCGTGAGAACTGACCCACCTGCTGTGAAACGCCCACGAGAACCCTTGAGGACTTCAGGACCGATACGACCAATAAGGAGGGCAGAACCACTGCCTTCTGGGACCAGAAAATCTGTATCTAGCTCGCGGTAGGTGGCGGCTTCACCTGTGGCGGATATCTTGAGCAAGCCACCCATGGCAGCATAGAAGGTGGCTCCAACTACGCCTTGGACCCCCAGGTCCAGGGAGGTAGCTGGGGATTCTAGTTGGCCCACGAAAGAGCGGGAGGACAGCCACCCGAAGCGGGACTTGTCAAACTCATAGAGAACGTCCTCGAATGGGGCCAGGGAGGCGCGAAGAGAAGGCGATGCCCCAGGTTTGCCTTGAGCGGATAGGCGGAAAAATACTCCAACGTCATATCCCGCAATGTCTTCCCGTGGTGGGTAGCTCAAGAGCTGATAGGGAATGGAAGAGATATCATTGGCCAGGATCTCATCGGTTACCCGGTAAGTGCTCCTCACATCGGAGATGGGTTGTGACCCGTCCAAATTCTGTGGGCTTCGGCGGAGTCCGAATTCAAGCCCTGTATCGGGCAGCCAGTTGCCGTCAGTAGCTGAGTGATCCCCAGCAATCGGGTTGGTGACATCCCATCCTGGAGGGAATCCCAAAACTCTACATCCCGAGAGAGAGAAGAGGATTTGGACCTGACCCGTAGTAGGAGTGTTTGACTGGATATAGACATAGCCCGAGAGGACTCCCGCACTGCCTGTCGCTCCAGCCCCGGTGACGGCTGTTCCAAGGCTGGTTGCAATCTGAGTGGGGGTATAGGTACCTGCCCCCAGAGCGGAGGCATTCCAGGTCACACTAGTGCCGTCAATCGAAAAAGCCAGGGACTCAGTTCCATCGAGAGTATAGGAGTCTCGGATGCGGGAATAGAGACGGGCTGTGTCAGGGTAGATACTGGGTAGCAACTCGGCTTGTACAAAATATAGGGTCTGCCCAATCAGGCTTTGTGACAAGGAGGAGCCTAGCAGGACTTTGGAACCTGAAATAGAGGACCTTTGATCCAAGGCCACATACACTGTGTCAAGGGGGACCGAATATGCTTTGGTGGGCAGAATCTCTTCGGGGGGGAGCCCAGTATCATACAGTGCACCCAGTTGCTCCAACTCATCTTCAAAGTTTACCGTGAGAACCTTGGCGATGATGCCATTATCGGAGAACAGGTAGACATCTCCGAAACCAGATGACAATCGACGCACCACCCCGGAATCTCCGGGCCGTGGGCCAATGGCAGCTGTTAGATCTGGCGGGTTGCCTGTGCCATCAGGCACATTGAGAATTCCGGAGAGACCTGTGCCTAACCCCTTGGCATCTGGAATGAAGACCTCTGTGGTTGTGTCAAATGAGGCAACAGAGATCCCATCAATGTTCACCAACTGAACGGGGGCCTTAATGGGCTGGGGGTACAGATTGCCAGCTATTCCGTCATACCGTACTTGAACGTTGAGGTACAGGGGATCAAAGGATGGATTAGGGACTGCCCGTGTGCCAGGGTCAGCCTTGTCAATGTCCGCAGTAGCAAACTTGAGTTTGCCTGTGGATAGGGCTATCCCCACGGAACCTGAGGGCACTGAGAGAGCTGTCAGGGCCGCTTCTGTGGCCGCTAGAAGTACCGTTAGGGGGGCCCGGTTGCCAAGTCGGATGATTGGGCGTTCAGTAGGTCCTGGCACTGGAGCAATGAAATGCGTGGCGTCAGTAAGGAGTCCCACTGTCCCTGTTGAGGACTCCGTGAAGTTCTGTGGGGAGTACCAGACTTCCTCACCCTCATGGGCTTGAACAAAGGTGGGGTTCCAGGCAAGGGTGCCCGAGTTGGCTCCAACGACGCCTGCCAGGGGTGGGGTCGTGGAGGCAAAATCGTAGGAGGAGTTTGCCAGATCATCTGTGACCACCAGTAGGCCGGAGAAGGGGGGCCCTACGGTCCGAAACACAACTGGATAGCTGGACTCGTTAGGCAGTGCACCCAATCGAACACTGGAATATTGGCTGGTAGTGGTTGACCCTGGAAGGTACTGCCCCACGGGTGTTGTGGGAACCGGGGTCAGAGCATACTTGGCAGATGCAGAGGAGGACAGCAACCCGAGAGAAGTTGGTGTCTTCCCCCGGAACAACTCCCATTTGCGGTGGCCAGCATTCCAGCCAAATCTGGTTCCAGTGGAATCGTTGCGGGTCCAGGAAAATAGAGCTGTGGACAGCGTGTAGTGGGTGGCCGTGAATTGGTCACCCCGGGAGGCACTGACTGCCACAGGGTCAGGACCCGCAACATTGACGGCTGCTCTGACGGCACCTGTATCTAGAAGGGTGAGGACTCCTGAGAGGGGGTCAAAGGTGTAATCCGCCCCTCCAAGGGTGAATGTGGCGGGGGTGCCAAGACCGGGACGGGTGTAGGTAAGGGACTGTATTGCCGCAAGGGTACGACCCCCATTATCCGTAACAAGCACCTGATTGGTACCGTCCGTGCGGATACCTGTGGTGGGGACTGATGTGTCGATTACGGTAAGACTCCCCGCGGGGATTGTGGCTGTACCATCTGTGTGATCTGTTCCCGGAGCTACAGCCAGGGGACCTGAGGTCTCAGCCCAAAGCAGGTATTCAGTGGTCTCACCGCTGTCCAAGAGAGTGGCTCGATACCTGTCCCCCTGAAGTTCCGTGGTAGTCCCAGCAATAGAGTAGACGCCACGGGAGACACCGGAATCCGCGGCATCCGTGGTAGAGGCATTGCTGGGGCTGGTTCGTGCACCAGGGAGGACCTGTCCTAGAAAATCATTCATGCGTTGTCACTATACGCTGAATGCCTCGATATTGCGGTCCTGGGCTAAGGCGTATTTTTCAATGGCTTCATGGTGGCCAGATCCGCCATTACCTTGTCATATGTCCCAACCTGTTTCAGGAAGGACTCAGCCAATCTCTTAATGTCCCGGCCCCCAACATCCAGATTCTCAATGATGTCGGCTGTAGGATCCTTGACCCCTTGAATCTGGGATGCCTTGAGCCCTAAGATGTCGGCAATGATTGGATCACTGCCTGACTCTGAGATCAGGAAGTAGGCGGTAACGGAATCCTCTTGGCCATCTCGATACACTCTTCCAATGGCTTGCTCATGGACTCCGGGGGAGTAGTCAATTTCCCCAAACACCACCAGACTGCAATGCCCCTGGAGCCCGTCTAATCCGGCTCCAGCCCGGAGCGACATGATGAGGACCCTAGCATCCCCCTCAATGAAAGCTTTCTTGGAGGCTTCCTTCTGGGTGGTGGATTCACTGCCCGTGTAGAAGACGGGATTGAGGTCCCGGAGCTTCTCTTTCCATATCGCGTACACGTCCCTATGCCAACCATAGAGAACTATCTTCTCGCCACTTTCAGCCAGGATCTTGACGAATTCAGCGACGTAGGCTGCTTTGGCGATTCCGGTCGCTTGCCGGAGTCTGACGGAGAACTCCTCAGCTGCAAGGAACTTCTGCCCCTTCTCAGTGAACCCCTTTTGAGCCAGGATGATCTTGGCCAGTTCCGTTGCGGAGCTCGATATTTTTTGAATCTCGTCCAGGTCGGCATCGATTGTGTGGATTGCCTTGGTCAACGGGGGAAGTTCCCGTCCCACCTCTTTGCGGGTCCGTCGGAGCATAAGGCCCTGTTCCCGTAGGTACATGCCAAATGCCCTGGGGTCCTTGATGGATACCTTTTCCTGATAGTGGATGTTCCCTCCGCACCATTCCCTGGAAAATTCAGCGGGGGTTCCTAAGCATCCAGGTTGAAGAATCTCCATCACATTGAACATCTCTGCCCCATAATTATAGAAGGGAGTGGCCGATAACCCACCGCGATAACTACAGTTTTCGGAAATATGCCGGGCGGCAGAATACTTATTGCTACTCCCGTGCCGCAGTTCCTGGCACTCATCTAGGATAAGGCTCTTGACCCTGAACGTGGATACCAAAGTGTCGGCCCATGTGTTCAACTTGTGGTAATTTATGAGGATTACATCGGGGAAGGAACCATCCTTGGCACGGATATCATAGAGCTTCCCTGTCTGGATGATATGGGTTTTGAGCTTGGGGGCAAATTTGGCCAGCTCACTCTTCCATTGCGAGGGGAGGTGAGTCAGGGTCACGACCACTGCGGGGAGGGTTCGGGTATCCGTAAAAGCACAGATGGCGGATACCGTCTTACCTATACCTACATCGTCCGCTAAAAGTAGCCCCCCACTCTTGAGGAGGAGATCCGCGGCCCTTCGTTGGTAATCCCTGGCAGGAATGGCTAATTCGAATTGCGTTGGTTCATAGTTGAGATCCAAAGTCCGATGGATCATGGCCTCCCGTTCCCTGTGGGCGTTTGCCCTTTGGGTCAGGTATTCCGGGTCTGCTACCTCCATGGGATAGCGGGCTATGAACCACTCTAATTCTCTGGCATTCTCTGGGGTATCCCCCAAAGTCACATACCCGTGCTGGCTCTTGGCAATGCGCTCAAACACTCGTTTGAGCCGAACCATAACATGAGGCTCACACGCAATTTTCCAGGTCCGGTCTTTTTCCTGGTAGGATATCTGGCCGACTGTCATAGGTTGACCCCAGATATCCATGCCGATCGAATGGGCTTCTCATTCAGGAAGTCGGGAAGATTCGTGAGTCTCAGTCGGCTGGTGACCAACAGGAGCCCCTGGACGGAGGACTGCTGGGCATAGCGGTGGAGCTGCCGAGTCACCTGCGCTAAGTTCCGGTCAATCTTGACCTCTAGCCCCAATCCACCTTCAACCATGAAGTCAATTCGGTCCTTGGCGTCGAATCGGAATTCACGAGAGAATGTGTGCCCCTGTTCTCGTAGGACTTTTTCGATCCCATCCTGGAGGTCTCGCTCGCAAACAAAATTGAACCGGATAGCCAGGAGCTGGGATGTCACGGTTTGGATAAGGGCAAGGAGGTCGTCGTTCACACCGTTACCCTACCGTAGTACAACCTCATATGCATACTCTTTTGTGGGGGAACCGATACCCGCGAAACCTCGCAAAAGGGATAGTTTGCATATAGATTGTCAACGGTATCAACGAGGATCTACGGTAGAGTGTTAGATGAAGCAAAAGGGACCCATACCCATGGAGAAACTGTGCTCCCAATGTGGGATTTTGAAGCCAGCTGTGGAATTTGGTCCAGATAAGCGAGCAACCAGTGGCCTGAGACCTGAGTGCAAAGAATGTCGTAAAACCTACTACAGGGCAAACAAGACGAGTATTATCGCCAAGGCTACAGATTGGGCCCGGAGGAATAGGGGAAAAGTCAAAGCGAATCATTTAGCTTGGAGAAGAGCACACCCAGAAGAAATTCGTGTACGGGACCTTGCTTGGAAGGCAGCCAACCCCGAAAAGGCTAGGTCTGTGGCCCGCGCATCTGAGACTCGTTGGAGAGCCAACCACCCTGTAGCAGCAGCTGCTAAGGATCAGAGATCCCGGGATCGTAGGGACCAATGTGATGCCCATATTACGGATGAGGAGATGCATGCCACCCTCCAGGAAGCTTTTGACCAATCCCTGGGTATTTGCACCTATTGCTTGAAACCTTTTGACAACACCCATACAGGTCGGGCAACTGTAGACCACATTATTCCTCGGTCTTTGGGAGGCCCAACAGTCTCTGGCAATGTGGTGATCGTTTGCGGGCGCTGTAATTCCAAAAAAGGGAATAGAGGTATCTTCGGGGTGATCGGTCCCAGGCCCTTGTTGCTAGTAGCCTTGTTGGGGCCAGAAATTGAGGCAATCCCAACATGATCCCACCAGCAACCATCTCTCAATCACTACGTCATTCGGCCGGGTTTTCGGGAGGTCCCACTTATGAGATCCTCTGCCAAGCAATTGGCAATGCTTTGGTCACATGGCTGCCCACAGTGACCCTTACAGGGGTCACCACAGGAGTTATTGGGGCTGGGACTGTGACGGGCACGTTGACCTTTACTGGGTTGCTACCAGCGGTGCTGGCAGCATTGACAGGAGCTGGACTCAATGGCCAAACCGTTCAAGGTCTAGCCACTGGGCTGGTTAACGGGTTGACCGTTCTTAATGGTCTGACATACCTGGGGACATCCACTGGCGTGGCTACAGGAACTGATGCCACGTTCGTGACGGTGGCCAACACTACATCCCTCGCGTCTATCCTCCAGGGGGTCCACGCCTCCCTGTGCTCCCCTCAAGGGGGAACCGGGTCATCCGTACCCGGGCTTTACACAGGGATCGCTAATGCCATTGGGACGATAGTCAGTACCGGTATTGGAACTGGGTTGGTCGCTCCCGTGGGCCCGGTAGGACCAAGTTCGTCAGCGGGAACCTCCCTAAGCCATCCCGTTTAGGTCTGCTTGGCCCAATACATTTCCATGCCTTGAACCAGTTGCCCAGACAGTCCTGTATTCAAGGTAATCAGGTAGGTGGCTCGCTCGGTGTTCCCAGTGGGGACGTAGACCTGATAATGCTTGTCCTCCACCTTGTGGAGGACCTTTAGGGCATCCTGGACATCCTCAAGTGGCACTGGGGTTCCATGTGGGGGAGTTACAAGGCTGCGTCCCAATCGGCGTAGCGAAGGAGCCCGCTTGAACTGAGAGAGAAGTCCCTTTTCCCGTAGGGCGGCTAGGACCTGTTGGAAGGCTTCCTCGATAGGGTCCCGCCGCTTGAGTCTTCGGAATTCATCCGTCCAGAAATGCTCTGTCAGTGTGACGATCTTATCTGATTGGGACAGCTGGAGTGTATAGCGGTCAATGAAGGGATCTGGCCCATTGGGAGTGAAGGCTTTCCCTGGGGCTACGTCCACTACCGTAGCAAGTAGGCCCTCCTTCCCGACTTGTACCCGATCTGGGCCAATACCAATATCCCTGCGGAGGGTCACGGTATCCCCCACTTTGAAGGGGGGCCAAGATTTCTCCCCAGCCTGCCTCAGTAGGGGCAGCAATTGGGCCCGAAGGGCGGGATTGGCATGGGCCAACCTAATGAGCCTGGAGCGGAGAGTTGGGGGCATAACAGGCCCAATTGATAGAACGGTTAGGTAGGCTTCTTGGGAAGTGCCCCTCTGACGATTGGGGCTCCAATGCGGTCATCTCTATCGTCCAGGAAGTCCCGGTACAGTTCGGCTTCACCACAGCATTCACATTCTTCCTCGGGGAGAAGCCAGCATCGGCAGGTCGGGCATTTAGTCCGAAAGGTATCAAGCTCCTTATTGAGCTGTTTGGATTCTTCTTGGAGCCCTTTGATGCGGTCTTGTATTTCTACCTTGATCGCTTTGAGACGGCCCTGGATCTCTGTAATGTGCTCTTTAGACATCATCCATCCCCCAGGGGAGGATGGTATTCGCCAGACATCCCCGTACAATACCAATGGCAAACCAAGCACTCTTGGTAGTCGGCTGAGGAGTCCCGTTCGTGGTCACTGTCCCGACAGTTGTGCTGGGTGTCCCGTTCGCAATGGTCACAGAACCGTTCCGCCAGATAGGGGGCCTTGCGTTCCGGCGTCATCGCTGTAGTTTCTTGCGATCTTCAATGTGGGCACGGACAGCCACATAGAGGGCAAGGAGTATGATGAGGATGAGAACTGATAGGCGCCCCATACTCATGGCCTAGCGGGAACGCTGAGATGAGAGGGCAGGGTGATGGTGGGGAAGATGGTGGGGTCAAGTGTGGGTTGAAGGGATTCACCCGTGACCGTGAGCCGTCTACGCTCCATTCGCTTGGTGATCTCCTCCCGGATCAGGTCTAGCACGGGTCCCGAGTAGTGATACCGGTCCGACCCTTTCTTGCCAGCTGCCCGATAGATTTGACGCTGGTGGTAGACCGCAAGGGGGCCATTGTGGATCTTGCGGTACACCTGTCGAGAGACCGCTTGCTGTTCCCCCTGTGTGTGGAACTGCTCTGGCACCCCCATTTCTGCCTGGAGTTCTTCGACACACATCCAACGAACAGGCGTTGGTTCCGGAGGGGCTTCATCAACAACTTCGACAGATGGGGAGGAGAGTTGGGTAAGTAGTGCCTCAACTTCTGCCTTCCAGGCCATTTTGGCCAGGGCATCATCCAACTTGAGTTTGTGGGCCCGTTCATATCGCTTCAGTGCTTCCTCTAGGGCGGTCTTGAGTTCCATGGTTCTTGTTACTCTCTTAGTCATCATCCTGAGGGGTGGATCGTGTCGACGGTAGTTCCAGCCAATGAAGGGCTTTGGAACGGAAGGTGCCCCCCTGCCACAGCGGGCCCCAGTAGGAGCCCCACCAACCGGTCAGGGGAACCACCCCGAACAGAAATCGCCAACCAATGTGGATGTTTATGGCCGACACCGCGGCCAGACGGATGCCAAACCATTGGAGGAGGAAGAAGTTGAGGGTGCCGAGGCGGGTGGTGGGGAAGTACATGCCTGTACTCTACCGAGGTGAATCTCAGTTCAGGTGGAGGCACCCGGAGCAATGCGAGGTATCGGGTTCTGACGGCAGCATCAGGGGAGCAAAGGCATCCGTGCTCAACCCGACAGGCTGACACTCCTCCATCAGTTCCCCCATTGGATCCCGCCCAATCATTGCAAAAGGGCTGTTGAGAAGGTTGGGGAGGATGAAAATCTCCAACATGTTGGAGACAGCAACCGAGAACCCAATTCCCTGGAAGAAGTAGTTGATCTTCTCCGGGCACACATGATCGATGGCAACCAGGATTTTTCCTTCCGGGTTGTATTGCCACAGGGTCTTGACCAGGGTCATTGGTCCTGGCACCTTCATCTGGGCAGCCTGGAGGGCGAACTTGATGGTTGAGTCAAGGATGCGACGACGGATTGAGGGTCCCATAGCACAGCGCCTTTCGGTCAGAATGCACCAACTGCCCCCGGGCACTGGCACTACCCTAACGTGTGATGGCTCTTACCCCGTCTGGCAACCGGGAGGCCAGAGAATTCGAGGCTGCTGTGTCGATTATGCAGTTGAGGCTAGAATTCTAGCCTCAGGAGGGGTGTG